CTGGCAAGAGATCCAGCAAACATCCCAAGAGCGGATCTGCATAAACCTCCGGACGATGTACAGCGGCCTACTAGAGCAGCCTTTATCGCCTGCACTCCTCGATATAGCTCGTGAGATCGAGCGGCGATTGAACGCCTCCTGAGAAACAGTAACGAGTTCTTCATCCCGGCCGCAGCATATCTCGGCCATGATCTACTCCCGCGACACCACTGCCCTCTCAGAACTCACCGGCCAGCCTGTCAGCACCTGGTCTGAGGAATGGCGCATTGAGACAGAAGCCCGGACCATCCTGAAGATGTCCAAGGAGCAGAGGGACGCCTTCTTCAACGGCCGGAAGGATCAGGACGGGAAGACCATCGACCGTGGGGTCGTTGGCATCCGGGGCCTGAAGGCCGCTGAGGAGATCAAGGCGACGGTGGAAAGGCTTCAGGAAGCCAGGAGCCGCCGAAGCTAAATCAGCAGCCGATCCGCTGCTTGATGGCATCGACCTGCGACCTGGAACGGCAGACGTTCTCACAAGGGATACCATCGTCGTCGGCATCGGCCCGGCTGTAGCCCCCGCACCACATCTCAACGGCCTCTTCGCAGGTGCTTGCAGCCTTGCAGCTCCTGCGTTGCGCAAGCACGAACTCATTCACGCGCTCCACGCTTGGCTTGGCCGGCTGCTCCGGAGGTGTGCCGACAGCACCCACCGGCCCGGCAAGCACCATCCCGGCCACAGCCATCATCAAAATCTTACGCATTACCGTGCCCCCACGATGTTTATTGCCTCGGCGCCCGCCACCCGGCCGCCTTGGCTTCCTCTTCAGTACAGAACCAACGTTCGCCATCGGCCTCGTTGATGGTTGTCTTAGCGTAATCCTTGCTGTCCGGCAGGTGATAGATCTTGCCTGAGCTTGAGATATTCCCCTTGATCGGGCATTTCCGGTCCGATCCTGTTGATGCCTCGGACGGCAACCGCTCACCCCGCCTCCATTCCCACGGAGCGGCGAACTTACCGGCCCACAGGCCGCGCTTTGCCCTACGGGCCTCGGCCTCCTCGTCAGCATAGCGGCCATCGGAGTATTGCTTGTATTCGAGCGCCCATCCCTGGCGGACCAGCTCCGCATTGAGCTCCTGCCCGTTAGCCGAGCAGACCGCGACGATGCGGCCATAGCGGTCGCGATCCTCCTCCTTGCAGGTCACGCGGCCGTTCCTGCCGATCAGGGCACTGAGCGCATCCGCCGCCTTTGAGCCGCAGAGGTAGCGCTTGCCCGAGGCATCCTCACAGGGTTGCTGGCTCTCAGGCGCATCGACGCCATAGAGGCGAATGCGGGAGGATGCTCCTTGGATGGCAAGGGTATCGCCATCGACCACCTCGGCACGGCCAGAGAGCGTTTCAGCGGCGGCGGCGGACGAAAGGAGGAGAAGACAGAGGCAGGCAAGGCGGCGTTTCATGCCACCTACATACAAAACCCTGCCGCTTGGGAGCAAGGCGCGCGGGCCGGTCGCCCGGCACGGGAAGAATAGCTGGTGCTTTCACGGCTGGCTCATGACGCCAGCCGACCTCCCTACCCCGCCCCGGACTCGTCATCCGGGCCGCGCATTGAGACGCTACGCCTATATTGTTTCATCCGACACTGTAGGAATTTACAGGCCCTGCGGGAACGGGAGGTTCGCAATGGCATGCCCGCGGGCGTCGTGGACGCTCACCTGCCAGCCCGTCCAGTCAACACCGGGCGGGGCGTCCTGCATCGTCCGCGTGGCATAGCTGAGAGCCTCGATTTTTGCCCGTAGCCTTGAGGAAAACCGCCGTCCTTCGCGGTCGATGATCAGGCTTGTGCCATCGGTCAGGTGGTAGAAGTAGCGGCGTCCCATCGCCCAACTCCATGTCCCATTACGCCCCCGATGGAGACGGAAACAGACCCTCATGTGACGAGTTTCACAGGGCCTAGGCATAAAGAGACTTACACTCGCTATCCTCATAGTTCACAGGCCTAGCTGTGCATTTTCAGATGAAAGTGCTCGCGGCTCCCGGTCAGAAGCTCTGCCATGTCATCGATCCGGTCGATGATGGCTTGAGCAACGTGGTAGTCGGGCGAGCCCAGGGGGATCCGGGATCGGGTGAGCCTGTGCCGGGCATCGCCAAGGGCTTTCAGAAGATCCGGACCTTCGATTTTTCGGAAGAGATCGATCGGCAATTCCTGTGAACGGCGGCGGCTCATGAGATGCTCCCAAATGAGAACATTTTGAGAACATAGGCATGCCGCGGGAGTCAAGATCGCTGCTTGAGTAGATGGACGAGCTCTTGGAATTCCCGGCGCACTGCTGTCATCTCGTCGAGGGCCCGTTCGATCTGATGCCGCCTCGCCTGGTCGTCCCTCTCCTCCCGCATGATGGCAACAGCCTTGCGCACGGCGTCGGCGAGGCCCTCGATGGCGGCTGCCATCTGAATGCCAGCGTCCTTGTCCGTGATAGCTGCTACGACGCCGAGCGGTGCGGATTGGACGGCCTTGTCCACCTCCCGAGCCCTCTGGCGCTCAGCCGCCCGGTACATGAAGATGGCGCCGATAGCCGGCAGAAGAACCCCAAGGAAGGGGGCAACGTCCTTCATCTCAAGCACGCTCGGGCACCTTCGATCTGGCTTGGCGAAGTCTCAGGCTGTCTAGGGCTTCGGCATCTGTGCCGCACCTGAGGGCGGAGAAGAATTCCAGCACGAACAGGGTACCGGCCATGGCCAGTAGGATCGGAGGCCCGAGCGCCTCTCCTCGGTCCACGCTGGCGACGGAGACGGCAAAGGTGAACCAGAAACCGCTTCCGGTCAGGCATCCAGCAATCCGCGCGATCGGGCTCGATCTCCAACGGCCGTTGATCACGAGGGCAGCTGACCGAAGAATGCCGACCGAGGAGAGAAACCACCCTCCCTGGTCTTCGGTCATCCACCGGACCAGCACAGCATAAATCGGGGAGGCAAAGGTGTCCCCAGGCCAGAGGAGCAGGATCCCGCATGCAATCATCAGGGCGGCAAGCCCCATCTCGAGCATCCGGGTCTGCATGTAGGCGGACGAGTTGATGATCATGGCTCACGCCCCAAGCGGCTTCCGGGCTTTCCAGCGGCCGTAGAGCGTGCCGAGACCGCCGCCGATGCTGCTCAGTGGCGGGCCATAGGTCTCAAGCGACAGCGGCACCCCGTTGGCCAGCATCGTGCCGATGGAGGCCACCCCGCCGAGGATCGCGAAGATGGCGCCCCACGTGACGCGGCTGCGATACCATGGCTCGTTGTTCGTCAGATGCTCGATGACCGGCTGCAGCTCCTTGGCGACCGTTGCCTTCACCACGGGCTTCTCAGTAGCTTCAACCGGCATGGAGGGCGATTGCACGAGCCGGTCTGCGATGCGGCTGGCGATGTCGAGAACAATCAGCGGGTTCATGCGAAGATCCTTTTCAGCAGGTCAGCGAGGGCACTAAAAAACCCGCCGTTGCTGGCGGGCTGAGAGACGGGAACCGATGTCGGCTCGATATCGGGAGGTGGCGGGAGCGGTCGCGCCGGTGTTGTCGCCGCCATTGCAAGGGCTTCCTTGCGAACGCCCTCAACCCGCATCGTCCAGCCCTTGCCGAACGCCTTCCACGTCGGGAGACCTTTGAGAAATTCGAGCCGGTCGTCACACATGCGATTGATGACGACAGCAGCGGGCAGATCGCGAGCGGCCTTCAGCGTCAGAGGGCCGATCACGCCGTCAGTCGTCACGCTGCAGGCCCGCTGGAGCCACTTGATGGCGCGGCCCGGCCCTGAGTTCACGGCAGCATCGAACACGCAATAGTCCACACCTGCCGGAAGATCGTCGCCCTTCACCTTGTCCCAATACTTCCGGCGATAGATCGGGGCCACGGCTGGCACCGTCAGAGACTTGACCTCTGCCCTTGTGGCAGGCCTGCCGAGCCAATCCGATAGGGTGCCGATTGTAACCCCTAGGTTCGTAGGTCCGCCCGGGTCGGCTGGGTGATCAACGTAGCCGCCTTCGTGGCGCAGGACGAGCGAAAGAGCCCGCCCGAATGTCTCGGTGGTCATGATTGATTGCTCCATGAAAAAGGCGCTCCGAAGAGCGCCCTATGTGTTTCAGGCTTGCATCCCATAGTACTGTCGGAGCAGCCGACGCACTTCTGTCTTAAGAGCAGGATCTGCCATCAGCTCCTCCCGCAATTTTTCAATCGCGGCTTCTTCTGCTTCAGTTTGCGGCTCATCCACATACACGAAGCTGAAGAGACTCCCGTCAGGTTGAGGTATGAGTTGCGCGCCGTTCGCGGTCCATTGGTAGATCACCCGTTCTGCTCTCATCTGGAGAACTTCTTGGTCCGAGAAGAGCGGAGCGGCGGCCGTTCCAGCAACGTTCGCGCCTACTATTGCGACCGCCGCCCCTTTCAATAGGGCGCGACGTGTCATAGATTGACCGTGAGCCACGGCAACCTCCTATCCAGGTTGTTTCGGGGTTAGGCCCTCGGGGTGTGTCAGCACCTTCGAGGGCCGCTTTGTTTTGAGGCTAGGCTGCGATAGCCGCCGGCGGGAACAGCTTCGCCAATGCCGTCATACCCTTTGGCGTGATCCGCACCTGCTCCACGATCTTCTCAGTACCGTCGGCCCGGAGCACAGTGGTCACTTTGTGCTCAAGAAGACCTGCCGCGACTTTGGACTGGTAGCCCAGGTCGTGAGCCGCTCCCATGCGGCGGTAGATCCAGCCATGCGAACGCAAATAGGCGAACAGATCCTTGGGCCGGACTTGAAGGGCCTTAGCCGCGTCAGTGATGCAGAGCGAGCCTTCGGCGGTCGAGAGCCGGTCCAGAGCCTCGGCCTTCGGGGCAAGGACTGCAATCACCTCATCCTTCTCCGCAACCTGGTTCTGCAGGTGCTGGAAGGCTCCCAGAAGAACCACGGGATCGGAGTAGTCGATCACCGGAGCCGCTTTTGCCTTTCGTTCGCACTCGATGAAGTACTGGCGGGCCTGCTTGCCCTTCTCGTTCCGCTCGACCATCGCCAGTTCCTTGGCCATGTCGATAGTGATGGCGTACTCCTTACGCGGCCGTCCCCCTTTTTCGGAGGTTTCCGAAAAACCCACAAAGTCCACGTTTTCAACGAAACTGTACTGCTGAACGCGATCCTGGAACCACGTCGTGAAGTGATCGCGGTTCTCAAGGAAGGCGTGGAGGTCACGTGCGTTGACGGTCTGCACCGCCTCCCCTCCCACGGACCCCTCCTGCACCACAGGAAAGGTCGAAGAGTTCATGGCGTCTTGGACGGCAGCCATAACCGTATTATATGCTGTGTCAGTCATCTTAGGCTCCTTCTTAGCCTTTGGTGATGTTCAGCCTGCGCTAACAGGCTGGTTCTGCGACGATGACGGGGCTCGGTCGCCAAACTTCACCCCGTCATCGTTATCTCCCTCACGCAGAGCGCGTTCGAGAAGAAATACTATCTCTGAGTTCATTGACCTCAGATTTTGGGCCGCCCTGTCTTTGAGGGCTGCTCTCATCCCATCAGGCAGTCTTAATGGGAATTGGTCCGCTCCCCTTGGAGAGGGTCGCGCCATTTTTGCCTCCTTTCGTAAATCACGGTGATTTACATTACCGTGATTTGATTGACGGTCAAGCAGAAAAATCACAGTGATATGGGATGATATTTGAAGCGATATTTGAAGGTTCGATATGTCCGACAGAAAACCCGGCCGGGGCTCAGATCAGTTCCCGCTCCGTTTGCCAGATGGAATGCGCGAGCGGATTAAGGTCGCTGCCGAAGCTAATGGCCGAAGCATGAACGCTGAGATCATCGCGCGGATTGAAGCGACTCTCCAGGTCACCGAGAAGAATATCGCCGTTAAGGACGTTCTCCCGAGCTTGTTCTCGATTTATGAGGGCTTGGAGGAAGGCATCGATGCAATCTTGGACCGGCTGGATCGCTTGGAGAGCCAAATCGCGGGAACCGCACCCAAGCCCGGCAAGGAGGATCTCAAGCCGTCCGGCACCGAAAGTCCGACACCTTCACCGCCCTGGGATGATGAGCATGTGGCTCCCCTGCTCGACAAGTGGATTTCTCGTCAGCCAGACCCAAAGCCCACAAGGGATGAGGCATTAACTAGCATCCTCATGCAAGGCCTCGTGAAGCCTGAAAAGAATTCCAATGATGATGTACTAAGCCAAGGATCTTCATCGAAAGGACTTTCACCGACACGCCCTAAGCGACAGATTAAACTGTGATGAGGCTTCCAGGTGGTCATGGTGTCCTCGTGAGATGGAGAGTGTTCAGTCGAACGCCTTTGACACGTCGGACCCTCTAGGCCATCTATAGGCAATGGATCATAGACTGTGGCGCCTCTGGTTTACTTGGAGGCCGGTAACGCTTGTTACCGGGAGAAAGGCCTTTTGGAGCTTTATTGAGCGCCGGCAGCGTGGCGGGAGATGGGAGTATCGCGAGCCCTTCCTCACCGAAGAGAAAGCCTTGGACGATGTGGCCGATCGCTCTTGGTAAGCTCAACGCCTTTAAGACTTATCCTAAACCAAAATCAGGAAACTATTGCAGACCCAGGATAGCAAAGGGTATGCCGCGTGCATGCTGCCCCGTGTTCACAAGACTCAAGCCGTAACACAAGTTGCTGCCCTTGCATTGGCTGTAACCATTGTTTTTGCCGGAGTTTTCTGGCAACGGATCGCTTTGAATGCTCGAAGTGACCTGCATATCCATATCGACTATGCAAAACAAATCTCTGCCCTTCAAGACATCACCTCACCACATTTCCTCTTCCAGCTGATAATTAAGGCGGTACATACTGCTAGTGGCATGAGCTATGAGTTGGCCGCCGCACTTTCACTTGGTGGCTGCTATGGGTTGATGGCCGTTCTGATTGTCTCTGAGATCCGTCGACGCGCCCCTTACATTGAGACCGCGTCAGCGTTTTGTGCCTCGATCGCCATCCTTGTTGCGTCGCACATTTTCATTCTGACAGCGCATGTTCCCAACCTGTACTACGGATACCTTGTTCCAACTACCTATCACAATCCAACTCAGCAGTTGAACAAGCTGTTTACCCTCGCAATCTGGTTCATGTACTGCAGCCTGTTTGTGTCAGGGCAAGACCAAAGTTACCGCACTCCGAGACTATTTGCTCTAGGAGCATTATGCGTCGCTTCGGCCATCGCTAAGCCCTCTTTTTTGATTGCATTTCTTCCAGTTAGTGGCGTGATGGCCGGATTCGACTTCCTGCGCGGTCGATGGAAACGTGTATCGGAATTCGTCCTCGCGATCATGCTTCCGTCGGCTGTAATAATGATCTGGCAGTTTTGGCTCACCTACGGAAAAGGGGCTAAAAGCGGGGTCGTATTTGCTCCATTTGCCATCTTCCCGGATCCAACCCAGTATCTCACCACTCTCCCCCTGGCTCTACTCTTTCCTCTCTTGGCGGCCGCCCTGTTGCATCGAGCAGCGAAGAGGACACCCGAATTTGTGATGGCTTGGGCAATCTTGGTTATCGGGCTCCTGTACACTCTGCTCCTAGCCGAGTCAGGGCCGCGTCAAATGCAGGGTAACTTCGCATGGACGGCCCAGACCGGAGCCTTCCTAGTGTATGTAGAAGCCTTGTTGCTGTTGCTGAAGGCAAACCCCTCGAAGGTGACCTCACGGGTGCTGATTGCGACCTTGACACTCCATGTGGCCTGCGGGGTCGTTTATGCGATTGTGAATGCAACGATCCCCGCAGTGCAATGGCTCTAAGACGGCTTGAGCTACGCCTTCATCCTGCTTCTGTTCACAGATCGGCGAAAGCTTCATTGATCTGCGCCATTGTCTTGATGTCGCCGCTGGCGATCTGCGCCAAGACCTCGGCCCGACGGTCGAAGGTCGACTGCACGAAGTTGCCGACTGCACGTGCCAAATCGATGGCTTGCGCTGCCGTCAGCGGCACCGGCCCTGCCGGAGTGTCGTAGCTGAAGGTGCGCTCGGGCTGATCTTCCGCCATGGCCTTGAGACCATTGATCAACGTTAGGCCTTCGGCATCGGTGGCAACAAGGATGCCCTCGAATGACATACCGCTTATCCGCTTCTGCCAGCTGACCGTGCGAGCATGTTGGGCCAGTGCTGTCTTGCGGGCGGAGGGCAGATCCCCCAGCAGGGCCTCAGCTTGCGGCGCCAGAACATCGGGCACCACCAGGATGTGCTTCTCGCCATCTTCGCTTGGATAGCAGAATACGCCTTCGCCGGGCAACAGCCCAGCCACGAGGCTCAAGTCGTCGAGATTTTCAAAGCTGATGCTTTTCATAGGGGCCTCACGAAACGCCGAGCCGGACGGCGGAGAAGGAATAGACGTCGTTGAAGGTGACGGCCGCTCCACTCGTCTGGACGGCCTGAAGCTCGATTTGATCGCCTGCGACCAGATTGACGAGGCGCGCCACCGAGCTATGAGTTAGCGAGCTGCCGTTACCTGGCCCGCCATCCGAGACCAGCGCCGTGGTTCCGTTCAGCAGAAGCTGGATGGCATGACCTTGGTTTGTTCCGACAAACTGCCGACAGTTCCCGGCGACGAACCACAAACCGGCATCGCTCGCCCCAATCGTCAGAACTCCGCCAGAAAAGGTACTGCCCCCCAGCAGGGCGACGTTGGATGAGCCGTAACTGACGAACCGCGTGTAGATGCCGTTTGCGATGGACTGCGACGATGCCCCGCGGTCAGCGCGCACCTGCGAGCGCTGCAGGTCCGCGGCGATGCTCTGGATCTGATTGAGGGTAAACCCCGTAAGTCGGAACGAGGTGCCGTCATAGGCGCCCTCGACATAAGAACCCGATACAAGATCGCCCTGTTTCAACGCTGTTCCATCCGGGCGAACGATGCTGACGGCGGACAAGGCGTTGGGCTTGATTGTAGCGGGGCCGGTGTTGTTCGCTGCGATCTTGATCAGCAGCGGCACATTCTGCAGTTCCGCCCAAGAGGCCGGGACCGGATCGAGCGTGATGGTGAGCGCGTTCGCTGTGCCGGTCGCAGTGCGAAAGTTGAGCGCCTGCGACCGCACCGCCTTGGCGAGCTGCACCAGGTCCGTTTCGCTCGGCGTAAGGCCCGCCGCCTTAATGAGGCCGACGATCTCCTTCATCGTGTGTGAGATCGCTCGCGGCGGTACACGCGAGCCTTGGATGCCCGCCGCAATGTTGCGGCCGACATAATCGACGTTTTCATCGAATGGATCCGGCGTGCCGGTAGGTGCGATCCAACGCATCAGGAGACTCCCGAGTAATCGAAAATGAGGGTGGTGTGAGTAGGCGCCACGCGGCGCAGAACGCATTCGAGGTCGGTGGCCACGACAAAGCCCTCAAGCGGGGTGTCGTCACACATACCCTCGTCACAGTAGAACCAGGTGTCGCCGAGGCCGTTGAGGTGCACGATCCACTCGTGATGGCCGTTGATCTCCACCACCGTGTCGTCGCCATCGCATTCCGACAGGTCGCAGATGAAGTCCGACGGCTCTTCGATGGAGATATCGTAGCCGATCGAAGCGGCCAGACAGATGAAGTAGGCCGGGCTCGCTCCGCCTTGCGCTCCGAAGCGGGCTCGCACGGCGGCGATGCGCCCTGCCTCACCCGAGGCAGGCGAAATACACGGATCCGGGAGCCCGTATTCCTCCTCCCAATCGGCCAGCGACGTTGTGATGGCCGAGGGGAAGCATTGCACGGCTGTCTGAAACGCCGCTGTATAAAGATCGGCAAGCCAACTGGCGATTGCACTCCACACCTGTCGCATGACCGGTGACGCACCAGTGCCGTCGCCTGCCTCGTCCGAGCCCCAGGCCGGCCCTCGCGGCGCGACAGCAATGACCTGCGGCAGCAGATCATCGGCTGTCGGCAGGCTCAAGCGGTCGCCTACGGCGGGCGGGGTGGCCGGCAGCAAAGCACACGGCCAGCCGGGCTGGATCGCCATGAGGATGCTCCCTTAGGTAAAGCTGACGGTGCCCAGAACCGGCATATGACCACCCGTGGAATAAACCAGGTCGGTCGCGGGCGAGACGAGAATGTGCCGATCCTCGCCGGTGGCGCGAGACACTGCTTCAGAGATCCAGGCCCGAAACAAAGTAAAATTCTGTTGCGGAGTGGCAGGGGCCACCCGCTCGGTGAACAGGGCGATAAGCTCCGCCTGCACGGCCGCTCGGATCAATTCGGAATCCGGCGACAATCCCTGCAGGGTGATGTTGACCGGCTGCGCGACCGGCGCAACCACGGTGACCCGAGCCGTGACCGGACGGCGCACAGGGTCTTCCAGATAAGCCTGGACAGCTGCAACATCCGCAGCTGTCGGAATGCTGTTCGTCCGATCCGTACGCAGAAAGCTGATCCAGACCTCGCGAGCATCACCGACAAAGCTGCTGACGAACACGCGAGTGATCGCGCCAGAGCTTTCCTTGGTCCAGCGGATCCAGTCCGTGGCTGACCCGCCCTGAGGCGGATTGCGCTTTCGGTCCAGGATGCGCTGGCGCAGGGTCTCGATTGGTTCGACCTCCGCTCCGCCGCCGAGTCCACCGGCGCCAACGGTCGCCGTACTGCCGAGCCCAGTCACAACGCTGGTATCAACCAGGGCAAGGAGCTCCCCTGCCCCAGTGTTGCCTGCCACACCTGCCGTGATCGCCTCCAACTCAACCGAAGTGGAGATACCGGCTCCGATAGCGCTGGTGCGGGTACGAAACAGTGCGCCATCTGCACGACGGTAAGTAACGCCGTAAGGGATCACAGTGCCAACTGGGCAAGACACTACTGCGGTACCAGTGGCGACTTTAGCCGGGACGCGCGTGATGCCAAGCTCAAACCCATGCCGGGTGAGCCAGAGTTCATCGGCAGTCGACGCGAAAAGCTGCTTGTAGAGCCACGCGAGGCGCAGGTGGATTTCATAGGCCAGCGCAGCGTGGAACTTGGCGAGAATGGGAAACAGGTTGGGCCAGATGCCTGTCGCCTTGCCTTTGGTGGCTTCGGTCAGACGGCCCCGCGCCCGGGCAGACAGATCGTCGATCGACGGGAGGGGATAGGTCATTGAGTGATTTTCCAAAGAGGATCAAAGCGGATGTCGGCCACCGTGCGGCCGTCGCGGCCGATTACGGCAACCGCCAGCGTCAGACGACCTTCCGCCTTCTGCACCGTGGCCTGGGCTTCGATGCGCGCAGCCACACCCTGCCGGATGAGCGTGTGCAGGGCGCGGCGGGCTTCGTCCTCGACCTGGCGCGCGGTCGCATCGGTGAGAGCGTGGCGCCGGAACAGCCAGAGCTTGGAGCCCAACTCGGTCTCCCCGCGGGCCGTGTCGATATCGAAGCCGTCTCCAACCCATCCGCGCGCATCACCCGCATGTTCCGGCAGGAGTTCATCCACACTGGCGCGGGCATCCGTCATCAGGCACAGCACGACTGCCGTGGCGATGGGATTGGCCGCCAGTAGACCCGTGGTGTCGTCGAGAACGAAATCGCCCCGAGTGCCGTCGATAATGACGACGTCAGGCGCGAGCACCGGCTGATCCGGTCCCGTGAGTGGCGAGATGGTGAGCATGGAATTTCTTTAATTGGCCGGAACGCTCGTATTGGCGGGACCCGACATCACGCCGCCGTGCACGTGTGTGTCGCCGATGTTCTTGCCGTTGTGGGTGACCGTGCCGCCGGTGATCGCAATGCCGGCGGCTGTGTGTGTTAGGGTGACGCCGCCCACCACATGCTCGATCTTCTGCGCGTGCACGATACGCAGATTGGCCTGCACCAGCGAGACCGCTGAGCCGTACATGTCATACAGAACTGTCCCGCCCACGGGCGTTGTCTTGGGGCGGTATTGGGCATGTTCCAGTCCCAACGCTACCACGAGGTCGCGTCGGCCATGCAGCGCCAGGCCGAGGCCATGCGCACCAGCGGGAGCATGAGAGGACAACCCGAATGGCTGCACCCGATGAACCTGGGTCAGCTCCTCGCCCCCGACGCCATACAGCGAAACCGTCTGGAGATCGCCAGTGTCTTCGGTACCGATCAGTTCGGTGCGGAATAGATCGTAGCTCATGGGTCGCTCAAACCCTTTCCGGCGTCATAGGCCCTGTCGGACTTACCCTTCGGCTTCTTGCCGCCGTGAGTGCGCGGGTCGACCAGGGTCAGCAGAGCCAACGTGCCCTCGGTGGCATTCTGCTTGAAGGTCACAGCGGACAAGGTCAGATCCTGATCGACGCGCTCGCTCGGCAGATAGACGCCGACCAAGCGCCCGGGCTCCCAGAGATCGCCATTTTCGTCGCGCCACGTCGTGACCGTGATCTCGATCGAAGTACCGTAGCCTGTGCGGCGCAGCCTCTCCCATTGGGCGCGGTTCTTCAGATCCGTCTCGGTACCGTCACCTTCGAGAAAGACGATCAAAGGACGGTAGCGGCCGACCTCAGGATCATAATCGGTCACCTCCTGGCGCAGCGCCGACTTGCCCGTACCCGAAGCCTTCTGCCCCTTGACAGTGACTTCGCTGAACTTGCCGTCGGCGGAAAACCGCACCTTGAATTTTTTGACCGGCGGAGCACCCTCAACGAATGCTCCGGCGTGGCGTTGTGTCCCGGCGCGTGTGATTTTGATCGATCCGTCAGGCTGGCCTACCAGCATCAACCCCTGCTCACGGGCTTCCCGCTCAAGGGTCTCAAACACGCTGTCGGTCGGATGCCGCTGCACCTTTGCAATCGGCTTAAGCGGCACGTCGGAGGCGAACCCAACACCGAACTCGTCAAACTCCTGAGCCACGCCGAGCAGATCCTTGCCCTCGACGCGGCCTGTTTTGTGCTTTGCCGGTGGGCAGTCTACAACGTCAGCTGCTTTCGAACGTCCGTCGATCGTCACTTCATGCCGGGTCGACTCGTGGTCGGCTTCGTAGTTCCCGATATAGCCTCGGGCGAGCAGAGTGCCGCTCGTGATCAGTTCGATAGGTGCACCAAGTCGTAGAGCCCAGGCGTCCTGCGTCCAGGATGGATTGCTCACCTTCAGTGCGAAGGTGATCTCGGCCTGCTCCATCGAGCGGGTGACGTTGACCTCCTGGAAGCCACGCAACTGCTTGCCATTGACAATGAGCGCAACCAGCTCATCGGTGATCATGAACTCAGCGCCTCGAACGATGTCGGCATGAAAAGCGGGGTTGCGACGCCATTGCGCGCCACCAGTTCGGCCGCGCGCGCCGGGTCGCCGTAAAGCTGCCATGCCAACACGGTCGCCGGCATGGATTGGATCGCCTCAACCAGCACCACCGGCTTGAGGTCGAGGGCGCCGCGACTGAGATGGTCAAGGGCGTGTCGCACCGCATCGGAGGCTGCCCGCCAAAGATCCTCCCCGCCATATTGGGCGATCCGCTCCAGGGAAGCCTCTGAGGCCGCCACAAGACGGTCGCTGGCCGCGAGAGCCTCGCGGCGGTCGGGGTAGCTCCGGGAGGCAATTGCCACCGCCAGTTCCGCCAGGAGGGCTGCCTCAAGGCAGGCGGCGATGGCGCGCCCGAGATCAAGAGCCAGATTCACCGCTGGGGAAGCGGAGACCGGCACTATGGCGGGAACCAGACCCAGGAGCGTTCCCAGCTGCAACTCGGATTGCGCTGGGTCGGCTTCTCGGCCGAGATCGTGCAGTACGTCACAGAGGTCGCCCGCCCCGGTCGCCAAGCCTGCCAGATTTACCGCACCGACCATGCCAGCGCGCACCCGGGCGAGACGTGTGGCCAGATCCTCCGACAATGCATCATCCAGCGGCAAGCTGGCCCGCAGTGCCTCGATCTGACCGCAGAGGGTCTGCATCACGTCGACCGCCAAGGCGATGCGTTCGCTCATGACCGGAACCCTCCGATGGTAGTGCGGACGAGACCGCCGATGGTGGCCGCCGCTGCAGTTGCAAGCCGGTCGCCCAGTGGAAGTGCCGGAAACAGCGAACCAGATCCTGCCTCGACGGCTTCGAACTCAATGCCGATATAACCAAGCCGGTCTTTCGCATGGGTGGTGGTGATATCGCCCGAGATCATGACATCGACCGGACCCTGCATCGGTAGAACCAGAACCCCGGCGCCTGAAGCGGTCAGCGCTGCCACCAGGGCGGCGCCGTGCACATCAGCCAGATCGTTGGCGATGTAGGCCGTCACACGGTAGCGCCGGGCTTTGCGGCCCTTGTCCTCGGAAATCACCTCTTCCGAATTGACGTACTCGTGCGTGACGACATTGCGCCCGCCGGAGAAGCCCTCTTGCTCGACGTGGAACGGCACGCCCCGGAACGAGGCCGGCCGGAGTGTCTGAGTCCAATCACGCATGATGAATTCCTAGCGTGGTCCTGCTTTGATGTGCGGCATGGAGGTGCCGGCCTCGGCTCGGATATGTCCGTTCGAAGTGGCGTCCATACCGATTACGCGACCGGGACCTTCCACCTGCACCCGGACATTGACCGTAGCCTGCCCTTGGAGGTCGACCTTGCCAGTTACGTCGACCGGCTGTGTTGGCGACGCCACTCCCCGCGCGGCGCTGTCGTCGCCTGCCCAGGGATAGGTTGGGCGGCTCCCCGACATTCGGCCCTGCTCCGCACGGCGCATGACTTCAAGATCATGATCGGCGAAGAACAATCGGCGCTCAGTGTCGCGCAAGCCAAAGCCACCGCTCACGCGCTGGCTGTCAGCCCGCTCCTGCAAATCGATGGCAGTGCGCTGTGCCCGGGCCAACTCGCGCTGCCGTTCCTCTATTGCTGCCCGCCGCCCTTCCTCCTCCGCCGCGTTGCTGGAAGAGGGGACGATTGCCTCATATGCCTGCTTGAACAGGCCCTGGTAAAAGTCTGCGGATTCTTTGAGGCGCTGTTCTTCTTCGGCAACATATGGAGACTGTTCCGTGCCGTAACGCTCCAGGTTGTAGGCGCGATTGCGGGCCTGAATCTTCTGGAAGATGTTTTCGTTCTTCTCCGTCGCGTCAACGAACTGGTTGATCGCTTCAGCAATATTGCCCCCGGCGATCTTGAAGCCGTTGCCCGCCTTGATCATCAGGACGTCAATAGCCTTTGCGGCCTTCTCAATGCGACCGACATCGCTGTCGATTGAGGTAGCGAAGTTACTGCTGACCGAGCCGACATATTTACTCTTGTCGCCTACCAGCCCTAGCGCCTTCTGTAAGCCGCCGAGGTTGCCGGTGAGGATCGCAATGTTATCGGCGTATTCCTTGCCGAACAGGTCGGTCAGCACCTGGGTGCGTTTGATCGGATCGGTGATCTTCCCGATCCGCTCCAGCAGCTTGACTGTCGTTTCTAGAGGTTTTTTGGCGAATTCCTTCTGCACCTTGGCCGCGTTGAGCCCTAGCGCCTTGAACCCTTCTTTACTGCTGTCGAGAAAATCATCTCCAAGCGCCAGCGCCGTCATCAGCGTGTTGAAGGTGTTGGCCGCAACTTCATTTCCGACACCGACCTCCTTCTGCGCAGCTCCGAACGCAATGACCTGCTCCGCCGTGATACCGACCTGCTTGCCGACAGCGCCAGAGCGGCGCAGGAACTCAATCAGGTCTTTCTCGCCAGCGGCGGCATTGTCGGCCACGTAATTGACTGCGTCGCCAATCTCCTCAAGCCTCGACTGGCTCGCCGAATAAATGTTGCCGATTTCCGCCAGAGCCTGACCTGTCTCTTCGGCATTGGTGCCCCAGGCGCTAGTGGCCTTGGCGGCGAAGGCAGTATAACGGGCCAAGTCCTGCACTGGGCGACCGGCGAAGGCCGCCGCCGCCATGATGCCACCAATCTCCTCTTGGGTCTTGCCGGTCTCGCGCGACAGATCGAGGATGGTTTTCTCGTAGGCCTTCAGTTCCTCGCCTGAAGCATTTGTGGCCTTTTGCACCTGGATCATAGTGCGCTCGAACGACAGCGCCTCACTGGCGAGCGTCTTGACACCGTAGCCGACAGTCGCGGGGGCAATAATCGGAGCCAGCGCCCGCGCGGAAGCGGCCAGCATGCCATTGCTGGTAGCCATGGAGCTATTCATCGTGCGGGCGTGCTGACTCAGCGTCCGCATCTTGCTGGCGATCTGCTGGAAAACTCGGCCGGTTTTGTCGTGCGCAGTGATCAGCGCCCGCGCTTCGATGGTCCGGGTACTCATTGCAGCCGTCTCTTGAAGGGATGCTTGGGATTTTTCCAGGCCTCGACCGCTCGGTCATACCACCAAGCAATCTGAGAAAAGGTCATGGCGCCGACGGTGCCGGCGTCGAATCCGAAGACGAGGACGAGGTCTTCAGCGCGTCCGGAGATGTCTCCGGCTCGCGAAAAAAATCGAGGATCGCCCTCACTATTTTCTGGGTGTCGCGCACGTTGAGCTGGCCGAGCAGGGTCGGATCCCACGGCTTCTCCACTAGGCGCTCCACGTAGCCTTGGATTGCCTCGTAGTTGACGTCGCGTACCACGACGCCGCCTGGCATCACGCCCGAGGCGATTGGCTCGCCGAGAGCCATGATATCGTTGAATACCGGCTCCCGAAAGCTGACCGTGTCAGCTGGCCCCGCGTGAAGAATATAGGACTTGCTGAGCTTGACTGACTTCATCGACTAGCCTTGGATGTCTTGAGTTGGGGTACCGCACAAAGGTGTGACGTTGGAAATTGCTCTGTTCTGGCTGGCGCTGTCGGTGGTCGTGGGCGTGGCCGCCAGCTCAAAAGGCCGATCGGGCGTGGGATGGTTTCTGCTCGCCGCGATCGTGTCACCTCTCATTGCCGGACTACTGATTCTCGCTCTGCCGAGCCGGAAGCCCCCGACGCCTCAGCCGGTCACGATAGTCCCGGCCGCCCAGGCCACTTCCTCAGATCTGAAGAAGTGCCCGGACTGCGCCGAGATCGTGCAGGCCGATGCCCGGATCTGTCGGTTCTGCCGACACGAATTTCAGGTCCCGCCAGCCAAAGGGGGCTGGAAAGAACCAGACCCCACGTTCCGGCTGCCGCCCGTTTAGCTTCGCAGCGCCTGATAGCTGGCGGTCTGGACGCTAATGCCCGAGACCTCGCCGGTAGCCGTATTGATTGCTGCCCCCTCGCCCGCGAAGCTGGCCCGGGTGAACAGGTGCGTCACGCCAACATCATCCTCGGCGAAGGTGACGTTGATCTCCTCCAGCAGCATGGCCTCGTCCCAGGCAAGATCGATGCCGCGGTCGAACGTGAGCTCGAGCGAGGCAAGTTTCGGCGCGATGGTGCGATAGGCGGTACCGTCCTGGTTGGCGGCGGCACTGATCGACACCCGGCTGGGGTTGATGGTGGCTTCGCCGCGTCCGGAATATGTGCGACCGTTGATTTCGAGGGAAAAGCGACCGCCTTTGGTATCCATGGCGCGGGTCTCCTTGTGTGATGAACCGGAAAAAGGCGGCGCTTATTGCAGCGCCGCGATGCTTTCGTTGAGTTCGGGGAAGATCGTGATGTTGGCGGCGAACACCCGGAACTGATTGGCGACATCAACCGGCAGATAGGCGTTCACCCGGTTCGGATCGCCCGAACGCTCGACAATGAGGTACTGTGCGAACAGCTCCGGCTTCTCCACCAAGCCCGCCTCGAACAACTCGCGGTAGGCATGGATGAGCGCCGCGCGGATCTGCTTAGGCGTCACGATGCCCTGCACGTTGCGCGGGTTGTCGTCCTTGAGAACGTGCCGCGGGTACAGCGACGTGATCCGGGTCTTGAGATAGCGCTTGACGTAGGCCGCGATCGCGAGGGTTTCGACATCGAGGAAGGTGATATCCGGCTGACCCCAATCGTTACTGCGATAGGTTGTGACCATGCGATCGATAGCCACCCGACCGTCGGCGCGAACCACGTCGGCTGCGATGCCATTGCGGTAAAGGGAATCCCGGTCTGCCACCGCCCAGCGATCCGAGCTGGCCTTTGGCGGACGGATACCCTGCTTGACCAGGGTGTGCAGCGGCCGGGCGATCTCAACCGCCTCCGAGATGGAGCGCCCGAGATTCTTCGAGAATGCCGTAATCGCCCCATCGATCGCCGCATGCAGCCACGGCGTATTGGGCGAGTTCAGCGCCCCCTTGATCGTCACGTGCCGGTCGTTGCGGCCAGCGCCGAAGCTGGTGAGTGTCGATAGGTTGCCGTTGAGGTAAGTGATATAATGGCCATCGAGACCCACAGTCGGCGACCAACGCCCGGACCCGGAGTCGGACAGGAAGCTCTGCACCGCATTGAGATGGGCGGTCGAGGCATACGGTCCGGCGATCCAATCGAACGGCTCTGCCCCGAGCGATGCCAAGGCCGTGGCCATGTCAATGTCCCCAGAGCCGCCGGTCAGTGTGGCGGATGCAATGGTGACGGTGAGCCCGGCCGGATCCACCTCGTCGCCGTCAAGACCGGCCTCTACGCGAATGGCATTGCCTTCGGTTCCAGCGTGGCGCGCAGTGAGCGTGACCGTGCCTGTGGACGCCGACGCCGTAACCGGATGCGACATGGCGCGGCCGTACTTCGTGAACCCACGGCCGATCGCAGCCACCAAGTTCGTGGCCACAACAGCGGCCGTGTCGCCAATCGCGACGGGAGCGGACACCCGCTCCCCGGCGATATAGCGCACCAGCGTTCCGGCCGCAGTAGCGGTCCCGGTGATGGCGATCGTGCCGGTCGCAGCGACAGCTCCAGCGGGATCAGTCACCGGCAGCACCCAGATTTCGCCGACTGGATTGTGCCAGCGGGCCGCGATTGCCATGTCGGCCAGCATGGAGCCTGCACCGAACAGGGTTGTGGGATCAGACGAGCCGAGATTGCGGGCTGTCATCGGCGTGGCGGACCCGCCCGCCAGCTTGCGGCCGATCAAAAGCAGTCGCGAGGTGCCTGAATAGGGCGGCACGCCCGCATTGACCTCGGCATAGAACAGGGGGACCCGGATATCGCCGGGCATGTTGTTGAAGGCGACACTCACGTCGGGCTCTCCTCGTCAGGTTTGAAGGTCGGGTTACTTGTCCGCAGCCGGCTCGGTGCGCCGGCGGCGTGATTTGTCCGGAGAGACCTCACGCACGATTACGTCTCCCCGCTCTGCTAGAAGGGCCCAATGGGCAGACCATTCCACCTCATCTCCACCAGGAGGCAGGTTGCGGCCGCGGTCCGGATCCGGGATTGATGCGCCCTTGTGGGCAGGCTTGACGAACTTACGTTCTGACATGGTTCACTCCTGTGCGATCGTGACATCCAGGCCGACGAACGGCGGATGCGGCTCGCCATCATCCGGCTTGGGGTTCGGGGCGCCCTGGCTTGGATTGATCGTGAGATCGCCGCCTTCGAAGAACTCGACACCTACGGGCGGCAGAGCATTAGAGATCATCTGGCAGACCTGATGCCCGGACGATCCAGACGGCAACGCTCTGCAGACGGCGCGCAGAGGATCGGGAAGGTTGGCGAAAGGACCTGTAGGAACGTCAGTGATGTCGAGTTGGTCTTCGCCCTTCAATTCGACCGAGAGCGTCACCACCCTGACCGCGAGACGAAGGCCGTTCTCATTATCCGGGAAACGGGAGGACTTGTACTTCGGCACGCGGCGGCTGACCTTTCGGGTCAGTGCCGGCCCCTCACCTACCGTGATGACCTCGACCACACGATGCTCAACAAGATCCAGCATCGCTTCGAGTTCACGGTCTGTGACCGGGATAAGCGGGTCATCATCCGGCTTCTCACCCCGTGCTGCCATGGCGATTTCGAGCACCAGATCACAGGTTTGGTTAAATGGTACTCCGCCGTTCTGCTTGTCGAAGGCTTCCCCATCATCATCCTCAGTCGTGATCGTGATGATCGGCCGGAACTTCTCGCTCGAGGGCGGGTCCATGATGGAGTCGAAGACCCTACCCGGGCACAGCCCGGCAATAACTGGATCTGCCAGCAGGTCGCGCGAGACCGCCAGCCTCAATGCCGTTCGAGCAAGGCTCATTAGATCCTCAAGTTGATCTTGGACGTGCCGAGATCGTCAGGAACGACGCTCGTGATGGTGAATGTCTCATTAGTGGCAACACGCTGCACTTGATCGCCAGATGCGATCCAATCGGGTAGAGCGACAGATGCCACCTTGATGTATGCTGGCTGAGCCACGTAATCGCGGGTCCATTCACCCGAGCGCCCCCGGCCATCAGGCCTGGCAAGTGCTCCCTCGGACGTGAAAGAGCCGACGAAGGGGAACGGCGGACGAGAGGTGTCCACGGTTGTCCGGGCGTCCGGATCGTCCGTGGAACGGGCGCGGGCGAGGAGGATGAACTCCTCGCCAAACGCCTCGTCAAAAGCGGGCTGCGCCTCAGCCCATGCCTCGCGGAACGGGCTGGGCATGGAATACCTCAGCGCTTCGCAGGCTTCGTATCAGACGCCGGAGCGTCGCTGTCATCAGCGACCTCCCGTGTCTTCTTCTTGGCTGCACCCGAAGCGATGAGGGCATCTGCCTCGTCAGCATCCGCCTCAAACTCATCTCCCGGTGCCAGTGTCTCACGCTTGTACTGAGCGGCAATGCCTTTGCTGGAGTCAGCTGGAGCTGTAAGGCGGCCGCGACGGACAGTCTGAATAGCAACCATCTTCATCAGAGCACCTTTGCGGAAAGCGTTGCATTGACACGGTAGGGCACAACCAGTGGAGCCGATTGCATCAGCAGGTAGCGAACTCCCGGATCTGGGGTCGTCCACGACTTTTGGAAGTAGTCCAGAGCCTGGAAGCCTGCCTCCTCGTCCTTGATAGCTCCGAAGTGACGGACGCCTTCTACGCCGTCAGGCGAAGCCATGAGGAGATAATTGTCGGGGACAAACTTCTTTGTCGTTCCGTCATCCGCCGTGTAGGTTTCGGTGTAGACCCATAGGTTGAAGTCGCCGACCGTCCCTTTGAAGGTCGCGCCGTTGCGGGTTGCATCGGGACCAAGGTTCAGCTGGGTTCGCATATCAAGACCTCGGCCCTTGTCGAGGAGGTCCTTGACGGCCTGCTTGCCTCGCAGTGCCTTCCAGACGTTCTCCGCCATCACGACATCAACGGCATTGGCGCCGCTCTTCTCGCGAATGAGCCCGGAGAAGTCCTCAAGATCACCCAGAGGATCTGACCCTGCATCGTTCCAGAGGTCCGTGCCGGATAGCGTGACGGTCAGGCTAGGATCTCGCCCGAAGTCGACCACGGTCGAGGGGTACTTCTCGCCGACTACAGTGACTGCCCCGGTCCGAAGGATCTCCGACGCCATCCATTCGAGACGCCGGTTGATCATATTAACCTGATCAACCGTATCCTGAGCCAGGAGGCGCTGCCGACGGGCCATTGCATCAATGGCTGCGCCAATCGGCTCACCAGGCGCGCGGCGAACGGGTCGACCATCCTCGTATACCCGCTTGTCCTTGACATAGGCAGGCTTGAAAGATTTGGTCGAGTAGCCTTGGTGGTGGACGATCTGGCCTTCGACGAGAGGGCTGACGAAGGGGGCCAAGCGCGGCTTACCGGTCAGGACATCGAAGAAGATTTCTTCCTGATTGGAGACGCTCGTTTCGCGGAAGAACGTGTCAAGCAAGAAGAGAGAAGGTGCGGTATCCTTCAGGTCCTGCACCACGCGGTTCAGAACCGCCGGGGAAAAGATATCGATAGCCATTGTGTGCCCCCTTAAAGGATGCTCGGCTGGAGCTTGATACCGACATCGCGAAGGGCTTCGCGCACGGACGATTTCGTGTGTCCGGTCCCATAGATGATGGCGTTCTCGTCAAAAACGCCGCCAAAGTAGGCCGGGGTGAGTTTGTCGCCGCCACTCGCGTCAGTATCCTCAGCAAGAATTGCTGCTGGGGTCTGAGATCCGTCAGAAGACGCGGAGAGGCTCAACGTGTACTTGCCAGTCGCAGTGATCCTGCCGAGCAGAGCACCTCGCTTGAGGTTCTGGCCAGAGACCAAGGTAATCTGCCGGGTCATCAGATCGTCGCCCGCGACAACGAGCGCGTCGATCCCCGGATCGGCGCCGTGGTTGGTGAAGCTTGCAACCATGATTAGGCACTCCGCTTGGTGAGAGATTGAGAGGTCTTGTAGGAGGCCACGATCGACGCGGCGACGGCGGCAGGATCATCATCGCTGCCGGCGTCGGGGCTAGCGCCAATCACAGGGTTCCTGGCCTGGTCCATGGCCTTCTCGAAACGATTCGGCTCCTTACCCTGGCTTTCAGCCTTAGGAGCGGCCTTCAACAGCTCGACGGCAGCAGCAGCATCCATGTCGGTGTTGAACGCCAGGTGGTTCGCCATCCCTTCGCGACCCCTGGCCTCATCCGAACCGAGGATCTCTTTGCAGCGCGCCTGCATGGCAGCCGCGCCTTCCTTTATGCCAGCCTCTCGACCGACCTTCTCGCCTTCCGTGCGGCCCTCGGCGCGCGCGGCATCGAGAGCAGCCTTCTCGGCTGCCTTGTCCTGATTGGACATCTCTTCATCTCCTTCGTCAGGATACAATTCAGCCGCGAACGCAGCCGTAGCGTCTTCGAGCGAGCCGATCTCGTCGGCCAACCCGTTCGACAGTGCTTGTGAGGCCGTGAACGTGAGGGCTTCCGTCCTTCGGATAGCCTTCTCATCCATGCCTCTGTTCCGTGCCACGGTGGACACGAAAACCCCGTAGAGCTCGTCGATGCGAGCCTGGATGCGATCCTTCACGTCATCGGGCAGAGCTTCATAGGCATTGCCGTCGACCTTGTGCTTTCCCGCATGAATGAACGTGATCTTGATACCGGCGGCATCCACCGCCTTGCTGATGTCGATGTGGAACGTCACCACGCCGATCGATCCGACGCCTCCAGTGCGCGATACCACGATCTTGTCGGCAGCCGAGGCAATGGAATAGGCCGCTGAATATGCGCTTTCCGCGGCGAATGCCCTGACCGGCTTCTGACCTCGTGCCTCGAACATCTTGTCGACGAGATCGAAGTTGCCGGCCACGTGCCCGCCGGGGCTGTCGATGATCAGCGCAATGCCTCTGACGTTGCCGTCCGCTAGACCGCGTTCGTAGGCCTTCCAGATATACGGATAGCCCGTAGCCCAGGAGCCGAGCTGATAGCCGAATCCGTGGAGCAGCACGCCCTTCACCGGGATGTGTAGGATCCCGTCCTTGACGATGTACGGCCTGTACACGGATCGCCAGTCGCTCGCATCGAACCAAAAGTCGTCTGCCATGACGGCTGGCGCGCCGGCCTTCTCGATGCTCTCCAGAATAGAGGAGGCACGCGCCAGGCATGCCTCGAACATACCCTTCATCTCGACCGCGATCAGCGAAGGCTGAAGGTCGAAGCTGGCAAGCAGCGAATTATGCATTGGCTTCTGCCTCATCTTCCTGTTCGACCGGAGTCCGTGTCGCGGTCTGGTTCGGGGGCCACGGCAGGCCTAGATCTTCGTAGACCTTCTTTTGGTACGCCTGCTCACGGGCATCCTGGTCGATCTGCTCGCGCCAGTCCCTGCCCTGCTCGCCTGCCTCATCTGCAAGCGTCGAGACCTTGTTGCTCATTCGCTCTGTGGCAGCCTTGGCTTCCTTCAGCGGATCGACCCAGCCACGGCCGGCGAAGATCCACTTGCAACGGGTCCAGGCTATCTGGTCGGCGTAATAGTCATCCGGCGTGCAGTCCGGGATCATCCCGCGCTGTACTGCCTCCTCGAACCAGAGGTCGTAGATAACAGAGCACCAGTGATCGATCAGGAACTGCCGGACGGACGAGAAGTAGCGCCATGCCTCGAGGAGCGCCGCGCGAGCCGACGAGTAGTTCGTCTTCGAGAAGTCTCGGAAGACGAGTTCGTACGGCATGTTAAGTCCCGTTCCGATGCTCCGCAGCATCACGGTCGCGAAACTGTCCAGCTCCGTCAGCTGCTGGTTTGGAGCGAAGGCGTTCAGCTTGGTTCCAGGGGGCAGCGGGATCATGGTCCCTCCGGACATCTGGATCCGCCACTCGTCGAGCGATTGCCTGTACGATCCCATCGGATCGTCGGTTTGCCCGAACATCTCCGCGATCTGTTGGCCCTCCATAGGCGTTTCAAGCGCCGCGAAGATCAACGAGTTCAGCACTGCCTTGCGGAGCGTCTCGCGGTTCATGTGGTCGAACATCTTGAAGAGCCGAGCCACAGACGTGATCACTGCCTTGCCACGCGTCTGCCCTACCCGCTCACTCTCGTAGATATGAATGACCCGCCGGCGCCCCCACGGCATGTAAGCTGGGATCCGCTCCCACTCACCCACACCGTAACTGGCGCCATACCCATAGACATCACCAGGATGAGTCTTTCGAATGTGGTAGGCCACGGCAGCCGTCGTGACCGGATCGAGCTCGATTCCGCCCCGGAAGTTCACGCTCTCGATCTTGCCCACCGGGTTCGACAGCCGAGCGGGATCGACGAGCTGGATGCAGGTGTTCCACTTCGAGCCGTTGCGCCTCGTCCACAGCGGAAGAGCCAGAGCCTCGCCGGTCGCCGCGATCATGCGCGCCTGCAGCCGGGTAGAGGTATGGAAGTTGTAGCGCAGGCCTGCATCGAACCAGTCGGTGTCCGCGAAGGTCGCGAACTCGGATTCGACCTCGCGAGCCCAACCGTCGACCCAACCCGCGTCCTTCTTCAGCCGGATCCTATCGGGGTTTGGCTTGCAGGTGATCCTCGGACCGACGACATTGTCGATGAAGGTCCGCTCTGAGCCTGCTGCGACGCCGTTGTTACGCACCAGGTCATCAATGCGACCAGAGATCGTGTCGAGCTCCGGCAACAGGGCCGCGTCCGGCGAAAGCCGCGCTGCCTGCCATGTGGCCATGTCCTTGGCAAGATACGAGGCGGCATGATGCGCCGTCTCGACCTCTGGCACAGCCATCAGGTCGCGACCTGTCGACAAACGCCGGACCTTTAGTCCGGGCGCACCTCTGTGGTTCCAGGGAAGCTGCATCAGAAGGACATCACGATGGGACCGCGACGAGACGAAACAGGATTCTCAAGAGCCGCGATCTGGCGCTTCAGGTCATCAATGTAGGCGTGTAGTTGGCCGATAGTTGCCGCCGTATAGGTGAGCTTCCGCTCTCCATCGGAGATTGAGACGACCGACTTACCGATCGACAGGCGATGGAGGGCCAGCTCCGCCTCAATCAGGCGTTGCCTCAGGATCGTCAGGTCAGACATGTCTCTCTCAGAGGTAGGGATCGGAAACGATGCCCATTGGGCGAACGATTGGTCTCTCGATCACAGGACGGAGGGGCTTCGGGATTTGGCGATCAGGCTGCGGCTCGGCATCTAATCCGAGCCGTTCGCGCAGGCTTGCCCACCTCTGGGCCGACCATGCGGCTACACCTTTGGTCCAAAGCACGGCTCTGGCGCCGACACGACAATCGAGAGCCTCGTTGCGCTCGTGTTCTTTCTTCCATTCGAACCGGCCGGTCTTAGTCCGGATCCGGCGTTCAGAAACCAGCTGCCGGCACCACTCTGCATCGAAGTAGTCCGGCACATGAACATACCCTGGCGGGTAACCGTTCTTGGCAATCTCTTCATCGGTTGGGCGTGGTAGAGCAAGAAACCGGTAGAGTTCGGCCTTGAACACATCACCCGTTACGGACCGCAACCGGATCGCCCGCTTCCTGCGCCCAAGAGGCACATAAGTCGGCGTGCTGACCGGCGAGTTGGCATCGTATCCGCGCTTGCCTTTCATGGCGTAGACACGGGCTTGGTCCTGCCGGGCCACCCATTCATAGACGGCCGTCGCCTGGTCGCCAGTATCCACACCGGTGATGTCAATCCTGAGATCAACTCCGCTCGGGTGGCGATAAGTCTGCTCGAGCGCCTCTTCGATATCGCGCCAGTCCGCCATATTGTCGGCACGCCCGTAAGCAATGACCCGATCAATAGCCCAACTCTCAAGACCTGCTCCCCAACCCCAGACGTGCAGCTCCATGCGGTCGCGCTGAACGTCGATAAATCCGGTGAGCAGGGTTACGGCACGAGGAACGGTTCCTGGTTTCCAACTCTCACGCCGCTCATACACGCGCTGCCAGTCGACAGCCTCCGAGTCCTCGTACCAAGTCTCGCCGAGCCGAGTGTTTTTGAAGGCCTTGAGCGCCGAGGTGTTGCCTTGTGCTGCCTCCCATTCCCGGGCAATATCCTCCCAGGACATCCAGCCGAGCGGCGAGTAGAGCGCGGAGATATGAAACCCGACCGTTCCCGGATCCTTGCTATCGGCTGTCGGCTGCCACTCCCCGCCTGGGAGCATAGTCGCCTTATGACGCTCTTCTATGCAGGCCCCGCAGTGCTCACAGACGTATTGTACTGTCTCAGGCTTGCCTCGTTCCCATTGTAGACGTTCGAACTTGAGCCACTGCTTTTCCTCGCAGTGTGGGCACGGAACGAAATACCGCCGCTGGTCACTCGCTTCGTACTCCCGCTCGATGCGGCTCACCCCATGCACCGTTGGCGTCGAGACCAAAAACATCTTTGCAGCCCGGCCGAAGGTCGTGGTGCGATTTGCCACGAGGGCGATCGGATCGCCCTCCCCGTCGACGTCGCCCGGATAGGCGTCCACCTCATCCAGGAAAGCATATCGCGCGGGCATCGACCTTAGGCCTACACCTGAGTTCGCACCGGTCATCACAAGGATGCCACCCGGGAAGCTCTTGGCCAGCACCGTGTTGCCGCTGTCTTTGGTTTTCGCTGGTGCAACCAGCCGCGAAAGATCAGGGCTGTCCTCAATCAGCGGGCCGACGCGCTGTTGGCTGAACTTCTTGGCCGTATCGACCGTCGGCTGCACCATCATCATGGGCGCCGGGCTCCAGTGGATCACATATCCGATCCAATTGTTGCCTGCCTCTGAAGCTCCTACCTGAGCGCCCTTCATGAACACCACGCGCCGAGCCGGATGGGTCGGCGAGAGGGCATCCATGATGTCCTTCAAATAGGGTGTGCGCTCAGTACGATACCGTCCTGCCTCGGCCGCTAGCCGCGTCGAGAGATATCGATAGCGATCCGCCCACTCCGAAACAGTCAGGATAGGGTCAGGCCGTACCGCGGCGCGGACGATCTCCTCTATCTCTTCAGCCTGCGGATAGTCCCCTTCAGGCTCTGACCACCGGGCTTGAAAGTTCATCTAACACCGTTGCAATCGCTTTGGAGAGCGACGCATCCAGGACCGATGCATCGCATCCGGCCTCCGCCGCGATCTGAGCGGCGAACCGGCTCGGTAGCCGCTGGATCGCTTGCCGGTATCCGATAAACGCCTTCTCGATATGCTGCTTCACACTTGCCAGCGGCACGAGCTCCTTGCGGCGCTGAGCCATCTTCAAGTCGCGCTCGTACGCCTTCAGGATTGTGTCGGCAGTCCGGGCCATGCCGAAGTCCACCTCGGCGAGATCATCGACGGAAGATCCCTCGGCTCGTAGCACCTTGATAATCAGGCCAACGGCAGCCTTCGCCTCATCCTCGGTACTGACCACTGATCTACGGACGCCATGTTCACTGTTCGCGTGAACAGGTGAACGGTGAACAGGCTTCCGACGTGCCGGATCGGTGTTGGCCTCCAAGGCTTCCCTGACAGCGTTCTCATCGAACGTGTTATCGGCATTCCTTGGGATTTGGCCGTTTTTCGCCAGCTTATGCAGCCCCGACTTGGCTCGTCCTAGTCGTCTGGCGAGCTCGTTCAGGCTGATACCCTGAGACACCTTTGTTCACCTTGAAATTTTAGTCCAAAACTAGCGAAATCCCGGGCGGTTCTCCGCCCGCACTCAGGGGGGCCTAGGTAAGGACCCGCGACCCCTCCCGAGATGGCTTCATGGGCGGTTTCTGTGATCTGCTGCACCTCGGCTTGGAGAGCAGATAGGCTCCTCACTTCCCGTCCAGCACCCTTAGGAGCTCGTGCCCGAGACGGTCAGCAAGATTGCGCTGAGCTACCTCGTAGAAGGCTGCCTCGGTTGCGCCGCTGACCATCTCCTGTGGGATGACGACGCCGCTATCCACCATCTCAATGGGTGTCCTCGATGCAGAAGTTCTGCGGTACACGTGGCCGCCCATGTTGAGCGTGACGCGGTTAGGTTTGCGTCCGCCTTTCAGGAAGGCCATCGGGGTATATGTGCGCTTGCCGAAAGGCTTTGCGCTGACACCCTTCCTGGCTTCCTTAGGATCGAAGTACTTGAGTGAGATATCCCCGCCTCGTGACCAGATCGTATAGGAGAGATCGCCTTTCTGAGCTGCCTTCCTGACCTTTAGGGCTTTGACGATGGTCTTCCTCTTCAGCCCGGTCTGGGCTGTGAGGGACTTGATCATCGCTGTTCTTGCCTTGGCACCGGTGTGGTTGAGAGCCCTTGCAATAGCCACCGGCGCCTTCTCCCCAGCCGCGGCCAGCTTATTGCCGAGACGCGAGATATCTACAGTGTCTATCCGAAGCTGTAGTGCCATAAGGCGACGCGCTCTTTCTGCCTTCTTAATGGCCTAGGGGTTTGGGCATTCAGGCCAGCAACAGCAGCCGGTTCATCGAACGGGCTCTGTCCCACTGCGTCATGTAGATCTGGTTGCGCAGCATCTCGGATAGCTGCAATTCCGTCTGGTTTTCCCTGAGTGTCAGGGTGAGGAAGCGGTAGAGAATGTCCATAGGGCTACGTTATTACGCATAAGGAGGCTGGCTCGGCTCCATCGAGTGCTGGTTCCCCGCGACCCTGCTGGATATTGTCCAGCTTGTCCGAAAGGGGTAAGGCACTGGCGGAGTCGGGCAAGTTCATGATCCAGAAACTTCCTTCAATCGACACTTCGGTCTCGTTGCACGCTTATCGTGCCTACCTGCTCAATGAGCAGGGTCGCTTTATGAACGTGATTGAGCTCTTCTGCCGGGATGACGAGGATGCGATTGAGCAGGCCCGTCGTCTTGCCAATGATCATGCCGTGGAAATCTGGGAGCGGGATCGGAAGGTAGCGCTCATCCCAGCATCTAACTCCTGAACAGCCCCAGCCTCTCGGTCATGCTCTCTTCCACGTAGAGGTTCGGGGTCACCCCTTGTTAACCCAGGCAGGATAGCTTTTCCGCTACCGAGGGTTGCCTTCATCCTTCATAACCGCTAGCTAGGCGGCCATTCGACCAGATAATTCATCCACTTCGGAGGAGCCGGAATGCCCCACGAAGCGTATTGCGTTAGGTATCGTAACCGTCGCTGGTTTGTTTTCCAAGGTGGCCGGGAAATTGGTGCCTTCCATTTCCGGATCAGAGCCCTTGAGTTCGCTGTTACCACAGCCTGCCACCCCAATAAGACCGACCTACAGAACGTTTATGTGCTCGATCAGGATGGCTCTTTCTATACAGCCTGGAACTGCGCCCGAGATCTGATCACTCTCCAAGCCTAGCAGTTACTTACCGCAGCAGCCCCAGCCTTATGGCAATATCCTCCTCAACATACTGGTGAGGAGCGATCTCTACCATGGTCGCTCCATCATCGGAGCGGATGTAGGTGTTGCGGGGTTTGGTGGACATATCGCTTGACAATTTGTAGCCTATAAGCTACAAGTAAGCATGATCGAAGTTCGCCAGACAGCCGAGTATGCCAAGTGGTTCGACACCCTTCGGGATGTGAACGCCAAGGCCAGGATCAACGTCCGCATCCGCCGTCTCTCCCTTGGCAACCCCGGCGATGTGAAGCCGGTGGGTGAAGGCGTCAGTGAGATGCGGGTCGATTACGGCCCCGGCTATCGGGTCTACTTCGTTCAGCGTGGTCAGGTTGTGGCTCTTCTGCTCTGTGGTGGCGACAAGAGCAGCCAGAGCCGGGACATCGAAAAGGCGAAAGCCCTCGCCAAAGAATGGAAGGAGTGAGCATATGCCCCTCGAAACCAAGCCTTGGGATGCTGCCGAGCACCTCGACAGCGAAGAAGCCATGGCGGCCTATCTCGATGCCGCTCTTGAGGATGGAGACCCTGCCCTGATCTCTGCTGCCCTTGGCGATATCGCCAGAGCAAAGGGCATGAGCCAGCTTGCCAGAGAGACCGGGCTTTCCCGTGAGAGCCTCTATCGGTCTCTCAGTGCAGAGGGCAATCCTGAGCTTGCAACCGTCGTCAAGGTGATGAAGTCGCTCGGGCTCAGGCTCTCTGCAGTTCCTGTATAAGAAAAGCCCCGCGCGATCATCTCGCCGGGGCACATCACCAATGCTAACGCAGGACACGCGGTGGCAAATTTGTCACACACGGCCCTACTCTGTGAATATATAACTAGCGTAACAGCCGCTCGGTTGCAAGAGGTCTCCGGCGTTAATCCCCATCCGGAAGATCAAGGATCTGGTGAAGGTTCGTTACGCGATAAGCAACGGGTCGGCCATTGCGCCGCTCAACATTAACGTCCACAACAAACCCGAGCTTGAATACGTTTTCGTCTTGGAACGCCTGCTTGATGCTACGTTCAGCCATTTCCGAGGCATAGATCACGGGGAGCGGCTTAGTGCTCACTTTCTCAATGACCGCAGCCTCTCCTGTTCTCTTGCCAACTCCGGATACCGACTTAGCTGGCCGCTCGAAAAGCATAAGGGCTCGTGGCTCATCCACGCCCTCCTTGCTATCTAGGGTTCGTCTTTGATCCTCAATCGTACGAACGGCGGTTCTAGCCTCCTGGGACGTGAAGCTCATAATCAGCTCTCGCCTTTCACCATCCTCCTTGAAAACCACTGTTTCAAGTTTGGCACTCCCGTTCGGATCGGTCGCGACAGCGGTAATTGTATTGGTGACGTGATCAAGTTGAGTCTTCGTGGCTTTCTCCAGCCACTGGCCGGTCACAAAGTTTCTAATCCGCTTGCTGAATATCGCCCCAAAGCCAAGAACGATCAGTGCGTTATCCATGTACCCGACCATATCGGGGATCGTTGGCACTAGATCAGCGATGATTGACCCAGCTCTGACTTCCCGCACATAGAGGTTCGCGGTCCCGCGCATCTCCGGATGTTCGGCTTTGAGGAAGTCATCAAACATGCCTGAAAGGCCCGCAAAGACCTTTGCGAACTCTTCAATTTCGACCGGCTCTTTAAGGTCGAGCGTCAGGGACAGATAGGCGCGGCTCTTTTTCACAGCTTGAGAATAACTAACCCGCGTCACTTGTCACCTGCCTAGCACGAGTTTGGTGAACGCGCCGCATAGCACCTCGTTGGGCGTCATTCCGCGGCTTCCAGCAGATCAACCTCGTCCAGCTTCAACTTCGCCTTCGTCACACCACCGAGAAAGTCGATCAGCACCTCAATACGGCCGCCCGATTGGACCTTCTGCACCACGGCCTGAAGGCCAGTCATGGCGCCGGCGAGAAGGCTGACCCGAGCACCAGGGCGACACTTGGCCTTGAGCGACTTCTTTCGTGCCTTCTCCTCCTCTTCCCGCTTGATGTGGTCGAACTCCCCTTCACGCTCCCGCTCGCGCAGGATCTCAAGACGTTTGTGGTGAACTTTGAGAGGCTCACCTTCAAACCTGACGACCTTCTCAACCCCATCGATGCCGCGGAGCTTGTAGAGGTCTTGCCCGCCTTCCTGGCCGTAGGCCCGGACCCCGAGGAACAGGTACCGCGGCAGAAGCGGGTTTTCGGTCTCTACCTTCCTGCGAGAGCGTATGACGTATTTCCGTTCCACCGGCAGATAGGTCTGGTATCCAGCGCGACGGAGACCGAGCTGCGCCCTCCTCTCGCACTTGGGATTGCAGACGACGACGAACCAGGTGAAGCCCTCGAACGTCATCGGAGGCGTGTGGTCGATGATAGGCGAGCGGAAGAAGTGAGCCTGACCGGGAGAGGCAGACAGGGCGAGGCGGGGGAGGTTCGTCATGCTGCCGTCCGTCCGTTGTGGCGTGTATGGGCGAGGAGCTCAGAGGGCGTCATTCCGCTATGCCGCTTGCATATGCGGTAGACATGGGCACGAGAGATGCCGAGCCGCTCCTTGATGACGGTGGCGGAGAGCCCCTGTTCAAGGAGCCGGATCACCTTGGCATGGTCGTGCTCAGCTGGTCGCCCTGCTCTCGCCTTCACTGGAATGTCGTCAGTGTAGCGGGAAACGGTCGACTTGCAGATGTCGAACTCGCAAGCGATGTCGAACAGCGAGGCTCCATTCCATTTCGCCTTTCGGATCTTTCGAACGACGTCACGAGGAAGAGCTTCCGGAAACCTCTTCATGCCGCGGCCCTCGGCTTCATACCGTTGAGGATCTTGGCGAGTTCGGGTCCAATCACGACCGGGTTGTTGGCCTCTGCCTTCAGGCGTTCCAGCGTCTCGAATGGCGTCTCTTTCGGTTTGGCAGCTTCCTTGGTGTTCATCTCCGGCCTCACAACCTCTTCCCAGAACCGGATTGCGCGGGCTCGCTGCTCGGGTGTCGCTTGATCATTCGGCTGCTGCATTCTCGGCCTCCTGCAGTTCGCGCAGCCCGACGAGGATGCCCTTGCCTGGGCTCTTCAGGATCCGCGCCTTGCGGGCTTGCTCTTCGGGTGTTTCAGGCCGGCGTTTCGGCTTGCCAGGGCCGCGGTCTTCGGGGCTCGCCGTTGTCGCGATGTTGTGCATGAGAGCGTCGAGGCGGGCGCGGCGTTCAGCCATCTCCTCTTCGGTCAGCGGCTCATAGCCCTCGGCATCGAGCACGAGCTGCAGGCCAACCTTCTGGCCAATGGCGGCAAGCGTCAGGCTCTTCGCGCAATCGTGCAGCACCCTCTCAGGCGGGGGGAACGAAGCATCGTATTCGCGGCCGATCTCGCCTTTGAGCCAGCGGGCGTAAGCCTCGCGGACGGCCCAAGCCGGGAAGTCGCGCAGCACGATCCGGTAGCCCTCCATGCGAGCCCGCATCATGTCATCATCCTGGCGAGCAGTGGCATAGCGGACGATGATGGCGCCGATGGTTGCGTCGATATCCTTGGCAGGCCCTGGCTGCTCCAGCAGCTCAAGCTCCGCAATCCTACGCTCGATAAACGCCCGCTGCGTCTGGTTCGGCATCGAGGAAGCCGGGAGCGTGACGACCTTTCGGCCATGCGTCCCGATCCGGTAGGCGTCGTTCTTCCTCAGATCCATGCACTTCTGGTTCAGGCTCATAGCCCATGAGGGCAGCGACTCGAGCCGCGGTGCCTTCGGGTCGAGCGGCGGGATAGGTTCGACCGTTGCGAGTTGATTGCTGGGCATTGGTGCTTTCCTCTTCGTTGCGCTTTTTCCAGCGCAGGACCCATGTTCTCCAGGCTCCGTGCCAGTCGACCATCAGGGAGCCGTTTTTCAGGTGGTAGGCGATGAAGGCTTCCCACTCGTGCCAAGCCGCTTTCCCGGTGAGCCCGCGCTCGGCGGCGAACTCCCGGTCCCGGTCCTCGGGTTTGCGGTCAGGATCGATCGGGGTCTCGTCAGCGATGACCCGAGGCTTGCGACGAGCAGGCTTGGTTTTCGTCGGGAGGGGGCAAGCGCCGTCAGGCGCGCCTCCCTCTCTCGGAGCGTTAGCGGAGAGAGAGGTTTTAGGGGTTGAGTTATTATATCTTGGGGACCTTTGGAGGAGCGCCGGATTTCCGTCGTTTCCGTCGACATTTCCGTCGTTTCCGTCGGTCCCCTGGCCTTCCCTATTTCCGTCGTTTCCGTCGGTTTTTCCGTCGCTTTGTGAAGTCTTGGACTGACGTGCCTGCACCTTCGCGATCTTCTCCTCGCGATGGTTCTCGTAATAGCGGCGGTCACGAAGCTGACGCTTGGTAAGGGCCGGTTGAGATGCTGCTTCGATGCGTTCAAGAGCGGCCACGAGTGCCTCGCCTTCGAGACCTGCAGCCATGAGTTCGCGAACAACGGCGGAGGTAATGCTCATGACAGCCATTCCTCTGGCGTGCGGTCGCCTTTGGCCGAGTTGCAAGACTGACAGGCAATGACGATGTTCCCCGGGGCTTCGCTGCCACCCCGCGAGCGAGGGAACACATGGTCACGATGGAACGGGCCGCGCGTGGTGCCGCAATAATGGCACTGCTTGGCCTCGCGACGGCTCTGCCGTAGGAGGGGCGCGGCAGCCGCGGCGATGCGATCAACGACATACAGGGGGATGTCGAGATCGCGCGCAATCGAGGCATGCGGGCGCCTCATGTTGAGGAAGACGCAGACGGCAATCACATCAGCGCGGCGAAGCGCAAGGCGATCCGCCAAATCGATCCAACGGTCTTGGCGTCTCATGCCGCACCTCGCTTGCTGGCGATGAAGGCGCGAACCTCTTCTTCGTTGGCCTTGAGCCAGCGGAGGGTTTCGACGGCAGCCTCAAGCGCCGGCTGAGACCGGAGGGTGTTGAGGCGGTCCAGTTCGATCGTCTGGCGCTCGCTGTCCTTCAGGCGGTCGCTCTGAAGGCGGCGCTCTGATGCTTCCAAGAAGCCACGACGCGAGAGCATGTCGCATGCGACAGCATCGATCTGGGCATCAAGAGAGGGCTTTTCGCTCATGGCGTAACCCTCGGCTGAATGTCTCGGAACATCGTCTCGGCGGCATAGCGGGCGATGAGAGCGGCCTCGGCCCTGCCGTGGTCCTTCTTGCGGGAGAAGCATGTCGCTGCCGGCCAGAGACGGGTTGCAAGCGCCCTCGCCTCTTCCTTGTCGGACGACAGGCGGAAGTGCTTCTTCCACTTGCCGGGGGTGACAAGGTGCATGGGGATGAAGGCGGCACCGATGACGCCGCGGACCAGGCCATACGCGACACCGAACTTGAACGTGGATGAGACGCCCTGCTTCGGCATAGCGCCAACCAGTTCGACCATCGCAAGAGCCGGTCTCGCCTCCTCCAGCCGGCGCGCCAGAGCAGCCGGATTGATCGACCCGTCAACGGTCGGCACGTCCTCGGCAATGATCATGTGAGGAGCGGACGGCCAGTAGAGGGCGATTGCGCCGGATGAACCGGGGTCGACACCGAGGATGCAAATATCGCTCATGCTCAGTCCTCACGCGCATGCGCATGCGTACGTGAGGCGTCCTCGTAGGCCTGCAGGTACAGGTCACGGATCGTCTCGCGTTCGGAGAGCTTCTCGGGATCCTTCTGCATCTTGCGGATGCGTGCGATGGCATCGCCCAAGGCAGTCTTGTCGAAGCCCATAGCCTTGGCCTCGGCATAGACGCTCTTGATGTCTTCCTTGATCTGGTCCTCTTCGGACTTCAGGCGCAGGATGCGGTCCATGAAGGAGGCGACCGGCTCAACGTTCGATCCGTCGCTCATGCTGCAGCCTTTCCGGTCTTGAGGGTGCGGTAGACCGCGGAATGTGCGCAGCCGAGACGCGCGGCGATCTGGCGATAGTTGAGGCCCTGGTCCTGAAGCGCCTTGCAGACGTTGAAGGCGATCTTCTTTCGAGGCCCACGCTTAAGAGGGCCGAAGGGGAGCTGAATGCCCTTGATGCGCTCGTGGACAGCTCCCCTGCCCTTCACCTTTGCAAGCGCCTGGATTTCACTGATGCTGTGACCTTTGGCGCGAAGGGCTTTGATGGTGGCGATGGTCTCGTCAGGAAGACGGCGGCTCATGCTGCACCCCCATTCCGGCGCATCGGCACCGGGGCACTCAGATCGCGCTTGGCGTCCCGCCTGAACTCGGCAATTTCGATCTGCAGCTGCGCGGCAAGAGACTCCAGCTGCACCAGCTCCACGGCATCAATGCCGTCCCTGCGGGCTTCCTGCAGCTTCACCATCAGAGCGCATGCAGCGCGGGTCAGATCGGTGGCATGCTCGTCGTAATCCGCTTCTTGCTTGAGGGAGCGATCACGCGGAACGAGGTCGCAATCGTGCAGGTCTGCCAGGATGCGAGTGACGATGGGCGCGTTGGCCTTCGCCTCCAGATCGGCAATCACGTCGACCGGAGCGTTGGTCGTCTCGTGCGGGCTGCCATAGCGGGACAGGCGAGCCGGATCCACGCGGGTTACTTCAGCGGCCGCCTTCGGGCCGCCGACCTCTGGATGCTTGATCAGCTCGTCTTGCGCCTTCTTCAGGCGGTCGTAATCGATGCGGGCGAGATAACGAGAGTTCATGCCACGTTCTCAGGAATAATTGCGATGACGATGGACAGGAGGAGTGCGAAAACAGCAGCCGTAGCGAGGGGGCTGAAACGATGGGTGACAGCAAAGACAGCAAGGCGAAGGGAGCCAGCGATAGACAGGTGCGCGCTCACATTCGCCGCGTGCTGAAGCAGCTGTTGCCGAAGGGTGGAGAGAAGAAGAAAGGCGCGGGCGACCAGAGGGAACGGTTGCACGAGGTCGCCCGCGCAGGTGCCATCAGCCAGGGAGGAAGAGCTGATGGAGGCATGGAGATGAGGAACCATCACGCGGCCTCCGAAAAAGGTGGGAGGAAGTCTTCCGCTGTGAGCTTGAGCCCGTGTTTTTTGGCATAGGCCAAGAGCTTCGGATGATGCCGCTGAGGAATGAGGCCCCCAGTACCGCCGCGAGCCCTTGGGTGCTGCCAGCGATATGGAGCTGTGTAAGAGGTGCCTGTGATCTCGCTGACCACAGCCTCGCCACCTAGGAGTTTGATGATGCTGCAGGCTGGTTCCATGCCCGCATATTCTGATTTTCCGAAATTCGGGTCAAGCGAAATTTCGGATTTTCATAAAAGACAATCTTTCCGGTTTGCAGAAAATAGCGGGATGGATGAGATCGAGTGGATACGCGAAGGCCTTAAGAAGCCGGGGAAGACCAAGTCCGGCTTAGCGCAAGCCCTTGGGCGAGCGCCGTCAGCTGTCTCTGCCCTTCTAAAAGGTGAGAGGGTACTAAAGGCCCGAGAGATCCCAAAAATCGAGCAATATCTAGAGGTTAAGGCCCCTAAAGAGCTAATCTCGGAAGCTGTTTACTCGGTGCTCCGGTCGAGGAATCCTGATGAGGCCCCCGCTCGTGCCCGCGGGGATGATCTCGAAGAACCCAATGTAGACCTATCGAAAGCGGAGCCCGTCCCAGCTAACCAACGATTCGGCGGCCCTCGAGATGTTCCGGTCTATGGCACGGCGGTTGGTGGAGGAGACGAGGACGGCGACTTCAGGTTCAACGGTGAGCAGATCGACATGGCGCCTCGGCCGCCTGGCATTGCTAATCGAAAAGACGTGTTCTGCCTCTATGTCGAGAACGACAGCATGTTCCCTAAATTCGAGCCAGGGGAACGGCTCTACGTGGACCCGCACCGGAAGCCACGCCAAGGCGAATATGTCGTGGTAGAGCTTCATGGAGAGAGCGAGGGGGAGCCTGGGAAGGGCTATATCAAGCGCCTGGTGAAGCAGACCCCTACTCGGCTTGTGGTCTCGCAGTTCAACCCACCGAAGGAACTTGAGTTTGAGGCGGACCGTGTAAAGCGCCTGCTTCGGGTCATCCCTACAGACGAGTTGCTGGGGGTCTAGCCCTCGCGTCCGTGCACGCGCCATGTGGCCTCCCCATCCATCGCCGCCGAGTAGATGAGGGGGCCTTTCTGCTCGACCACGACGATCAACGTCCGGAGCGAACACGGTCTGCGTTTGCTAGCTCCTCTGCAATCCGTCGGAGAACTTCACGTTGGGCCTCTTCTGCAGCTACTTTCAACGATTCACTCCCGCCTGAACAGAATGCCCCACTTGGACGGTCGCCTCTGCCACGCCCATCGAAGGTTTTTCCAAACACGCGACCATTCGGGCCATCGACTGCCACAGATACAGCCATTTCAACCTCTGTGGATATGTTCGCGCTCCAGAAGCCAGGCACAACCCGAAGGCGGGATTGCAACTGTTCGCCTCGGATCACAATCACACCACGGGCTCCAGCGGCCTTTAACCTGTCTGCCGGAACAGGATCCGATACGTCCTCAACCCTCTCAAGGACATTCGGGAGCGTGTCTCTTACAGAGGCCGGGAACCCTTGAGTAAAATCGAGCGGGAAAGAGTGGGCAGAACAATTTATGTCTTCCGGTCGGACAGTTGTGTTGAGTCGATCCGCTTCAACATATAGCAGCCACTTACCGGGCACCTTATTGGAGTATGCGGTAACGACGTTTCTAGCCGGACTAGATACGGTTTGAGCTTGGTACGCGCATGCACCAAGCAAGAGCATTGCAGCCCCGACAATCAGTGTTTTCATAATCCCCCCTCAGAAGAGACAGATAAGACAGCATAGGCATTGTGTCCGCGCAATGTGTCGCGGCCTAAGACTTACGCCTGGGCCGGTCGTGTCATCCGCAAATGTGAGAACCAGCGTGGCCTAAGCGAGATGTTCCGCCCTGCCCCTTGCCGTGACCGGCAGTGCTTGCAGACGAGCTTGCTCCCGAGCTGATGGAAGCTCCTAAAGCCCTCCAGATCTAGCTCAAGCAGGTCACGCCGCTGGAAGCGCCTTGTCCGCCCGCAATCCTCGCAGACGATATCCAGCGCCCTCGCCTGCCGTAGCTCACTGACATAATGCTTTGCGTCCATTGCAATCTCATGTTCTGTTTATGTTCTCATGGTGGCGCGAGGTTAATGAGGAGTCCAGATCGGCCTTCCATTTCCACAGGCTGCCCGTCACGTTGTGGATAAGAGGCGCAAAACAATTTCTGATTTTCTGAATTTTGCCGCTTGACCATTTTCTGATTTTCCGAAATCATTAGCTCATCACCTCACCGGAGATGAGCCCATGCAGACCCTCCCCACCTTCACTCTTGAAGCTCTCCGCGATGGCTTTGCCGTCGTGTTCCTGATCGGCGTTGTTGCGCTCGGCTGTGTGGCTCTCGGTGGGGGCTACTGAGATGGCGGAGACGCTCAACCAAGCACTGGCGTCCTTGGGACTTACGACCCGCCCGAGCCGCTACTACGGCAAGAAGATCATCGTCGACGCCAGCGGTCTAGAACTCGGCCACTTCGATGCGTCCGAGGGATGGGAGCTTGTTAGCCGCCTCCGTACTGAGCGGCAAGCCGAATACCAGCGTCAAGCAGAAGACTACGCGATGCAGGAGCTGGAATACCTCCGCAATTCGGAGGCTGCCTAATGCGCCAGCGTACCATCAACTGGTCCGGCGCCCTGCGCGACATGCGCCGCTACCGCTCCCCTGAGCAGATGCTCATCCGCGAGATGCTGGCTGCGCTGAAGGCTGCCCAACCAGTCTTGGCAGAGGAAGCCGAACTGCGGGAGTCCGCCTGCATCCCCGAATACCTCGACCAGGCACAGAAGGCCCTCAGGGCTGTCGATGCCGCTATCACCAAAGCAGAGAGGCACACCAATGGGTGAGATCGTCCGCTTCCCTACTCGCCTTCGCCCCATTCAGCCGATCACCGCAGAGCAGGTTGAGATCCGAGACGCTCTGATCGTGACGATGGGCCCTCATTGCCGTCAGTGCGGCGACCATGGGGTGATCTTCTTCGATACGGCCTACGGTCCGAGCTATCGCCCCTGCCCCTGCGGCGGAACGGGTGAGGATCGGATCGACCTGAACGACTTCGACGGAGCAGCGTGATGGGCACCTACAACACCATCATGGGCAGCGTCTTCGCTGTCATCCTGCTTGGCTCTGCCGCTTACGCTCTCGTGGTCTGCATGTGGCCTGTGAAGGCTGATCGGGAGGCGCGGTGATGCCCCGGTTCAGCAACGAAGAGCGTGGGCTCCTGATCGAGATTGCCGAGACGTTCGCCCGGACGAGCGACGACAAGAAGGTCCGAGGCCACCTGATCAGTGCTGCTCGCAAACTGCGTCAGTCAGACGAGGCCATGACACGCCGCCATGCAGAAAAGCGGAGGGGCAGCCATGTCGTTCAGCAAGCCTGACTGCCGCGCCTTCTCTCGCAAGGCTCAAAACCTTGCGCTGTTCTTCGTGGCGGCCGTGACCCTCACTGCCCTTGGCGTCCTGCTTCATTCCATCTGGGTTCTGCGTCCATGAAACAGGTCGTCATCACTCCCCGCTGGCGAGGCCCTGAAACCAAACGGATCGCCCGCCGCAAGATCGAAACAACCTCCCGGCTCTGCAAGGAGCTGGGGCTGCCGAAACCGATCCTGAAGCTCCCGAAGGACAAGCATCAATGACCGATGCAGCGCAGAAAGCCATCAAAGACATCGAAGCTGCGAAGGTCCTGCGTGAGCAGATCGGGGCTTTGGCAGATGGAGATCCCGATTTCATCCGCGACACGCTGGAAGGCGAGATCGACTTTGAAGGCATAGTTCGCTCGCTGCTCGCCAGCATTGGCGAAGACGAAGCCATGGTTTCGGGTCTGAAAACCTACATGGAAGACCTGGCCGGGAGGCGAGACCGGATTGTCAACCGCATCGGCCTGAAGCGGTCACTCATTGCTGCCGCCCTTGAGATTTCTGACCGGCCGAAGATGGAGCTCGATGTCGGGACCATCAGTCTGACGAAGACCGCGCCCAAGGCGCTCGTTTCCGAAGAGGCGGATATCCCGGCTGAATTCTGGAAGCCACAGCCGCCGAAGCTCGACCTGAAAGCCCTTGCCGCCGCCCTGAAGGAAGGGCGCCACGTTCCAGGGGCGGCCCTCAGCAACGGCGGCGCGACCGTCACCATCCGCAGGAAGTAGCCCATGAATACCGCCGTCGCTCTCCGTTCCTCCGGCGCAGCCGCAACCTATGATGCTCGTACGCTCTCTCTGATCAAGCGCACGGTCGCCGCTGACTGCAATGAGGATGAGTTCAATCTCTTCATCCATACGGCCCGTCATCTCGGCCTGGATCCCCTGCGCCGCCAGATCTATGCCTTCGTCTTCTCCAAGGACAAGCCGGAGAAGCGGCGCATGTCCATCATCACAGCCATCGACGGTTTCCGAGCCATTGCTGAGCGCACGGGCAACTATCGTCCTGACGAGGAAGAAGCCACCTTTGAAGTCGATCCGTCCCTGAAGGGACCGAATAATCCGGCTGGGCTCGTGAAGGCGACTATCCGGGTCTTCAAGTATTCCCATGGAGAATGGCACAAGGTGACCGCCTCGGCCCATTGGGACGAATATGCGCCTATTCGTGAGGAGTGGGCCTACGATCAGGAAGCGGGGAAGCGCAGGCCAACGGGTCGGATGGAGCTCGACACATCTGGCAACTGGGGGAAGATGCCCCGCCTGATGCTGGCGAAGGTGGCCGAGGCACTTGCTTTGCGCAAGGCGTGGCCCGACGCGTTCGCGAACGTCTATGCCCATGAAGAGATCGACCGCAGTAGGGTCGTTGACCTTCTGCCGGCAGAGGCAGCCGCTGAAGGCGCCGCGGAAGAGCGGCTGGAGCGTATTGGTGGCGGCAACACCATCCTGATCGATTGGATGGACAACCAGCCACTGGCCGCCGTGCCGGTCGGGCAGCTCGCAGACAAAGTGATGGCCTTCATTCGGGAGAACAAGGAAGAGCCCTCAACCATCGGCGTCTGGGCTGACCGGAATCGGTTTGCTCTTCGCGAATTCTGGGCTCGCGCTCCTGGCGATGCGCTGGAGATCAAGCGGGAGATCGAAAAGGCAACCGCCAGCCTCAACTCTGACATCGGGGGCTGAGCATGACCACGGCTCCGATCCTCTACACCTGGGACGGCGATACGATGGTCCCGCTCCCGCGCTTCAAGGCAGAGTGCGACAGCTCCTTCGTGGTTGGCGAGAAGTACCGCCTCGTCGTCCATGAGGATCGCTCTATCGCCAGCCATAACCATGAGTTTGCCTTCGTAGCTGAGGCTTGGGCTCAACTCCCTGAGCACCTGACGGAACAGTTCAGGACGCCGGAGCACCTGCGCAAGCGGGCTCTCATCGAAGCTGGGTACTTCAACCAGCAGGAAGTCGATGCCGGGAGCCATGCCGCCGCGCTGCGGGTCGCTAACTTCATCGCCGCCATGGACGAATACTCAGTGGTGGTCGTGCGAGGCCCTATCGTGGTCGTGCGGAAGCCTAAGAGCCAGTCCCGCCGCGCCATGGGCAAAGAGGAGTTTCAGCAGAGCAAGCAGGCTGTTCTTGAGATCGTCGCCAACATGATCGGCGTTCAGCCTGAGGCGCTGACGCGGAATGTTGGGAGGGCAGCATGACAGAAGATGTCGGCACCACCCGCCGCAAAGTCCTAACCCCTGCGCAACGCCTCGCCATGTTCGAGCGCCACAATGGTATCTGCTGCATCTGCGGGAAGAAGATCACGGCCCGCCACAAGTGGATTGATGAGCACCTCATCCCGCTCGGGCTCGGCGGGACGAACGATCCCTCTAATCGAGGGCCAGCGCATGACTTTTGCGCCGATGCGAAGACGCATGGCAAGGACGGCGACCTCGCCCGGATCGCGAAGGCTAAGCGCGTGAAGATGCGCCACCTGGGCATCCGGCGACGCAAAGGGCCGCCAATCCCCGGCAGCAAGGACTCGCCCTGGAAGCGCAAGCTCGATGGCACGCTTGTTCGCAGAACCAAGTGAAGCCCCGCCCCCTCTATCGCCAAGCCTCCTAGGACAGAACATGACAGAGCTAGTGAAACGACTGATTGAGTTGAGAGAGAAGGCAAGAGCCCTCAGCGCGTCGGAATTTTGGTTGGATAACAACCATCCTTGGCGGATCATGGCAACGCGTGGCGGGTCACACTATGCGGTCGCAGAACAACATCCCGAAAGCGCACCCGGCGACGGTGAATGGCGCGACGGCAAGACGATCTGTGATGCGCTGAACGAGCTTCTGGCCATCAGGACTGAGATCAACACGATCATCGCCGCCCTATCGACTCCAGGGGGAGAGTGGAAGCCTATCGAGACGGCTCCGAAGGATGCCACCGCAATTCTCGGCTTCCAGGCGACGCCGGGTGATCACGAAAACCGCATGGCTGTGTGCTGGCGCTATGGGAAGCCTGAAACCCCGCTCTGGATGGGCGAAGGTGGCTTGATGCCTACGCATTGGATGCCCTTGCCTAAACCGCCCGCTTCTCCTCTCTCCAAGGAGAACGAGCATGGGTAAGCATATGCCGGGACCGTGGAAGGTTGGATACAACGCCATGGATGTTGTCGCCCCTAGCCTTAAGGGCGGGGATGCGAAGGTCTGCGATATTCGCGGATGGGGCTATCTCACCGGCAAGGGCCATGGCGCTCTTGGGATGTCGGAAGCTGAGGCCATCGCCATCCAGGAAGCCAACGCCCGCCTGATCGCCGCCGCTCCCGAGATGTTGGAGGCGTTGAAACTCGCCTACGCAACACTGACGGGCGAAGACGCCTGCAATATCGTGCCGATCCTCGGTAGCGACAACCCGCATGAGCACACGGCTGGCCTTGTTCAAGCCATCATCGCCAAAGCAGAGGGCTCCCATGTCTAACCCACACAAAGCCCCTGAGAGCGGGGGAGAGATGAAACAGGGCTCATTCGATGGCGATGGCTACTGGCTCGACTGCATCAGGCGATCGGGCAGTAATTCCGCTGCTTCTGGGTGGCAGGACATTGCCGACTTCCTCCAGTCGGGCCGCGCTGATGATCGCACCCTCAGCGGCATGATGTGTGCCCTGCGCGCCCTGTCGCAAGAGGCTCAACGCCAACTCAGCGAACGCCGCGAGGCTCAGCGGCTTGCACGTTATCGGGGGCGCCAATGAAATGCATTCACTTGGCAGAGACGCCGGGCTGGCGCCCTGAGGAAGACGGCTCCGAAACCGAGATCGTCGGACATCTCTGCAATTGGGCCGACGCGCACCCCGAGCGGCTCCTCAATATGCCCCGCTGGCTTTCAACATGGGCTCTCTCAGGAGGCCCTAACTTCAATCCCATTAAGCACTGTCAGGGATGCCCAGGGTATGACCGTGAACGAGACTAAGCATTATATGACGAGGCACAGCGCGGCGTCAGCCGAGACGCCCCTCTCTCCCCCTCCAGCAGAGACAAGCAGAGGGGAGCCGGTGAAACGTCTTTTAGACGCGGTGCATGCCCTTCTGGATGACGGCGAGCTAAGGCTGCGTCAACGGTATGGCTTTGCATCCAAATCGCTAAACGAACTCTATGAAGCGGTTGCTTCTATGGATGCTGCCTCGCCTCCCCCCACCGTCACCGAGGACTATGCAGGGCTGATCGAGGAGCTTCAGCAGCCGCATGAGTGGGGCTACCGCGATCCGGTCGAGGGAGGGTTCATTGCTGATGACCGTCCGTTCAAAGCCGCCCAAGCCCTCCGCACCCTCCAGCAGGAGAATCCACTGCTACGCGAGGCATGGGAGCCTTCTGCATCGGAAGCCATCGAAATCGCCACCCTCCGGCAGAAGAACAAGGAACTGGAGGAGGAGCGGGACAGGCTCAAGAGCCTATGCACAGAGGGAATGTGGGAGACAGTCGAAAGTGAACAGGGTTGGAAACGCCGCGCTCTCGCCGCCGAAGCCGCCCTCACCGCCTCCCAAGCAGAAGCCGAAAGGCTCAGGGGTGAGGTGGAGCGGTTGAAAGAGGAACACCTGCTCGGCACGGCATTCGCCAGGGTCGCAGAGTTGGAGGACGAGAACGCCACTCTCAGCAAGGCGCTGGAACCGTTCTCTGAGGCCGCAGATCACTACTCCGGCGAACAAGATGACGATGAGCATGTCGATAACGACAGCATCATCACCGTGGGCCACCTACGGGACGCCCGCGCCGCCCTGTCAAAGAAGCCCGCCGCTGAAGAGGGCTTGGCGAATGCGTCCTGCACCCTTCGCGAGCAGGGCAAGGCATATCCCCGCACATGCAGAGTCTGCGGGCTCGGTCCCTGTCGCAAGCCCGCCGCTGAAGAGGAGAAGACCCATGACTGAAGCCATTTTTCATGATTCCGCCGACGAACTCACAAAGGAAGAGTTCTGCATCCGGTTCAAGGCATACATGCTGTCCGTAGTCGGTGAGAAGGACGCCAACGGCGACAGCGTTGCCGAGTATGCGGACGAGACCGCGCCGACCTATTGGGATGATCCCGAACAGCGCAAGTGGGGACCAGAGGGATGCGCCCAAGCGGATCTTGATGAATGGGAGTCTGCCGCTGAAGAGGGAGAGCAGGCATGAGCAAGCCGCGCGCCATGGTTTGCCCCGACTGCAACGGGACCGGCGAAAATACGGAAACGTTCTGCTTCGCCATCCCATGCGCGTGCTGCGCCGGGACGGGGCATGTGACCGCCGAACGGCTGCGGGGCCGCGCCAACTTCATCGAATGCATCGGCGACGGCGGATATGTCTGCGGGGATCTCGATCACGACGACATGCTGCAATACCGCGTCGAGGCCGCCGAGCTTCGCCGGTTAGCCGAAGGACTGGAAACAAGAGCCGCTCTCTCAAGGAAGGATCACAGGGATGAGTAAAGTTGCCATGCCGAAGGAAGCCATTGAGGCGAAGCCAGAAATCCAGTGGAAGCATATCGACGGCCCGCTGATGCATTGGGCAGGACAGATGCATTGGCTCACGTGGGGCGAGCGTTTCATGCTGTGGCTGCGAATGACCACACCAGAGGTTATCGCCTTCCAGCGATTTGGGAGGCGCCCATGACTGATCTTCCATCCCTGAAGCATTGGTCGGTTGCTGTGGTTGAACACGATACCGAGAAGGTCGTTCGCTCCGTCAAGTGCGCGTCCGAACGAGAGGCCGAACGGGTAGAGCGCGGCCTCAACATCAACCTGGATCACAGGTTTTATTACACAGAGATCGTAGCGCCCGCCCTTCTCTCCAAAGGATCAGAGCCTGCCAGCGCGATCCGCGAAGCGGAGACGCCCGTCACCCCACCGGCAAAAGGAGAGACGAGATGAGCCGTCGTGCAATTTTACCGGTTGCTGCTTTGTGCCTGTTGGCCGGGTGCCAGGCGGAGCCAATCCCGAACTCAACCGCCCCGTCAGCGGACGCTTACCATTCAGGAGATGTCATTACGCCCCGCATATGGGTGGATGCTGAGACGGGCTGCCAATACCTCATGGTCCGCGTCAAAGAGGGCTATGCCGTTTCTCCTCGTCTAGGGCGCGGCGGGCTTCCTATGTGCTCTCCCAAACAGGAACAGGGGTAAGGACATGGGACAGGTGCAGCACACACGATTGCTGACCCGCGAGGAAGCCGCGGCGCACTGCCATCTAAGCCCCTCCGGGTTCTCCCGATGGGTAGCCCAAGGGAGGCTCCCCAAGCCCCTGCCTGGCACTCGGCGGTGGGACGTAAGGGCTATCGACCGAGCCCTAGACAGGCTTTCCGGCTTATCCGACTCTGAGGCAGGACAAAGCGCCTATGAGCGGTGGAGGGCCAATCGGAATGCGCGTCATGCTTAAGGGAGTGCATCGGGTGCCGCGGCGGCTCGCGGATGGCACCCGGTCAATCTACTACTATGCCTGGAGAGGCGGCCCACGGCTCCGCGGAGAGCCGGGGAGCCCGGAGTTCATTGAGAGCTATCAGGAAGCCCACAGGGGCCGGAAGGCCGCTTCCGATGGCACCCTGCACCAGCTCGTGACGGAGTTCCGCGGCAGCAGCGAATACAAGTCGCTGTCCGATAGTTCCAAGAGAGCCTACCAGACCTATTTGAACCTGATTGATGAAGAGTTCGGAGACTTGCCGCTTGAGGCGCTGACGGCCCCGGAGATCCGCGGGGATTTCAAAGCGTGGCGCGATGGCATGGCGGATACGCCGCGTAAGGCCGACTACGCCTGGACGGTTCTTGCGCGCGTTCTCTCCGTAGCGAAAGACCGCGGCAGGATTACCGTCAATCCCTGCGAGCGCGGCGGCAGGCTCTACAAAGCCGAGCGGGCGGAGAAGCTATGGACCGCGGATCATATCTCACGATTTATGGACACCGCCTCTGAGGAGCTGCAATTGGCGCTCGTGCTGGCGCTCTGGACAGGACAGCGGCAAGGCGACCTCTTGCGCCTCCCCTGGTCCGCCTATGACGGCAAGACGATCAAGCTGAAGCAGTCGAAAACGGGGCGACGTGTCGTTATCCCGGTTGGGCCTACACTGCGAGATCATCTCGCAGCGGTGAAGAGGAGAGCCGTTACGATCCTGACCAACACCGAGGGGAACTCGTGGACGTCCGATGGTTTCCGGGCGTCATGGGGCAAGGCGTGTGAGCGCGCCGGGATAGACGATGTGACATTCCACGACATCCGCGGGTCCGCCGTCACGCGGCTGGCTCTTGCTGGCGCCAGCGTCCCGGAGATCGCGTCGCTTACAGGGCACTCGCTGAAGGACGCGGAAGACATCCTGCAGACGCACTATCTGGGCCGCGATGTGAAGCTCGCGGAGGCTGCAATGCGCAAGAGAGAACGGAAGGAAAGGCGAACGAAGTCTGTAAAATGAGTGTAAAACGGCACGTTGCGTTATGACCGCAGGCCGTTCTGTGTTAGGCTAAGTTGTTGAAATTTTAGCGGTAAATTTGGTGGGTGTGCAAGGATTCGAACCTTGGACCCGCTGATTAAGAGTCAGCTGCTCTACCAACTGAGCTACACACCCGTCGCCGAAGCGAGTTCAGCGGG